GATCGTGCGGCGATCGAAGGGTCATGCGCAGTCGGTCATCACTGTCGGCGATATCGCGGTGAACCTCGACACGCGCACGGTATCGGTCGCGGGGCAGCCGGCGAACCTGACCGGCAAGGAATTCCAGATGATGGAATTGCTCGCGCTGCGCCAGGGCGTGACGCTCTCCAAGGAAATGTTCCTGAACCATCTCTACGGCGGCAGGGACGAACCCGAAGCCAAGATCATCGACGTGTTCGTTTGCAAGCTGCGCAAAAAGCTGCCGCCGGACACGATCGCGACGGTGTGGGGCCGGGGGTATCTGTTCGGTGAGCGTGGTGAGAGTCTGGCGCCGGAAATCGCAGCGATGGCGGGCACCGACTATGCCAAGGCCGATGCGTTCGTCGTCGGCAATGGTCGAGTGGTTCGGGGAAGAGCGGTCTGATGCTGGACGTCGGGCTGATCCTGCAAATCGTCGCTTGCTCAGTCACGCTCGCTGCAGCCTGGCTGATCGGAAACAAGCATGTCTCAGGTCTGGCGCTCAATATCGTTGCGGCGCTGTGCTTCGCCGCGGTCAATGCTTGGGCCGAACTGTGGCTGTGCGCTGCATTCAGCGCGACCATGGGACTGGTGAACGCGCGCAATCTAATTCGGTGGATGAGGGAACGAGTCTGATGACCAATCGTCCGAAGTGCTGCGAGGGGAAAGACCCAGGTCCGTGGTGCGCTCACTGCGACAAGCCGCTGAACAGGTTAGCGCGGGAATGCCACGCTGCCAATCAACATTGGTGGCACCATCCCGCCACTGGCGAACGCCTCGACCGCAACAAGGGTGAACTACTTTGCCTTGTCCATTCGGAGATTTCCGAGTGCATGGAAGGCGAGCGCAAGAACCTGATGGACGACAAGTTGCCGCATCGCAAGATGGCGGAAGTCGAATTGGCCGACGCGCTGATTCGAATTTTCGACTACGCCGGGGCCTTTGGTTACGATCTCGATGGCGCCGTAATGGAAAAGCGCGCCTTCAACGCAACACGCGCCGACCACAAATCTGAAGCGCGTTTGGCGGCGGACGGCAAAAAGTGGTGACCCCCGACCTGCTCCGCATCCTCTACGAATCCCCCGCCGTCGTGGCCATGGGTCCGCTGTGGAGCGCGCTGTTCGTCGGCTTCGCTGCTGTCGATTGGTGGGGTCGGGTGTATCTGACCGCGGCGGGTGCGGAGTATTTGGCGAGGCGGACGTAAAAACAAGTTGACAATCAACATACAGTGCTTATTGTAGGCGCATTGAAACACCAACGGGAAAGGTAACTCCCCATGTCGAACATCTTCACTGTCGAAACCCTTGTCGCAATGCAGCGCGATCTCAAGCGCTTCAAGTTGCATCGTTCGATCGCAAACGACGACAAAGTAGAAGGGCTCCGCGCAATCATCACGCGCGACACAATCACTCTCCACGTGCGCTACGGCGTCGGGGAGGAACGTCCTTTTCTCAGCCTCGGCACCCTCGACGAAATCTCGATTGAGCGCGCTCGCGTGCTGACGACAAAGATCCTGGCCATCGCGGCAACGGGCGTCGATCCGGTCAAGGACATGCGTCGCGGTTACATTGCGTCGTTGGAGGCGGCGTGATGTCGATCAAGCCAGCAACGCAAGCGAAACGATTAGAGCAGGCGAAACGCCGGATGGAAGTTTCTCGCGCGTACCACGAGCGCGGCAACATGACCACAGTCGGCAGTGAATTCGGAATTTCGCGCGGGCGAGTCAACGTTATTGTTGAGAGGTTCATTCGCCTGAACTGTCGAGGTTTGACAGCGACAGAATTTCGAAAGCAGTCGATCGATTGGTCAACGGTGAAACTACTGTGACCACGCTCACCGAAAAACTCGCTGAGATCAATCGTAGTGCCGAAAACTGGGCAAGTCGATACCCCGATATCCCGACTGGCGAAATCGAACGTCTACGAAACTATCATGTCGATCTCGTGATCGCACGTCATCGTTCGGATATTCTGAGCATGCGCGAAGCAATGCGCGGGATTGCGTCGATCATGGGCGGCGTCGCCATCAAAGGTGACGAACAGTGACCACGCTCGCGCCCCGCCTCATGTCCGGATCCGAAGCCGCCGCCTATTGCGGCGTGACACCGGCCACATGGTCAAAGTGGGTCGCAGATGGCGCAATGCCCAAGGCGGCGATTGGTCGTCGATGGGACCGAAAAGCCATTGATCTGGCGCTAGACAAGGCGTCCGGAATTGTTGCACCGTCAGTCGTGCCTGATGGTCAAGAAATGACGCTCGCCGAATGGAAGGTGCAGAATGAGGCGCGCAAAAGTGTTGCCGGGGTTGGCCTCCGCAAGTAAGACGCTCGCGGACGGCACCAAGCGAAAATATTTCTACGCTTGGCGAGGTGGACCACTCATCAAATCTGCGGACGACACGCCGTTGAAGCCGGGCGATACCGATTTCGTCCCGGTATATTCCAAACTGGTCGAGGACCGGAAGAAGCCGACGCAAGGAACACTTTTCTCTTTGATCGCCGCTTATAAGGCTACGAGCGAATACACAAAACTCGCACCTCGCACAAAGAAAGATTATGTGCGTTTTCTCGACCTGATCGAACAGGAATTCGGAACGCTTCCGTTGGTACTGGTCGTAAAGACGGAGACGCGAGGCGAATTCAAATCCTGGCGTGATGGCATCGCCGCAACTGAACCGCTGAGCGCAAAAGAACGTGCAGAGATGAAGAAAGCAGGAGAGGTCGCGCCGATTGCTGGCGATCGCCAGGCCGATTACGCATGGGGCGTGCTCGCGCGCGTGCTATCGGTGGCCAAGGACCGCGGCACGATCTCCGTCAACGTCTGTGAGCGCGGCGGCCGGCTCTATGAGGTCGACCGAGCCGAGGTCATCTGGCAACCCGAGCACATCAAGGCGTTCGGCGCGACCGCGCCCGACGAACTGTGGTTCGCGCTCGTGCTCGCCCTGTGGACTGGCCAGCGGCAGGGCGACCTGATCAAGCTCACCTGGCAGCAATACGACGGCGCGCATATCCGGCTTCGTCAGGGCAAGCGAAAGGCCCGGGTTCTGCTCCCGGTGGGATCCGTGCTCAAAGCCGAATTGGACGCCCGCAAGCCCGAGAAAGCCGAGGGCGCAATCCTCCGCAACACCCGCGGCCAGAAATGGACCGAAGACGGTTTCCGGACGTCGTGGGGGAAGGCGTGCGACCGAGCCGCCGCAGAGGACATGCCGCGGTTCAACGACCTCCGGGGCACCGCTGTGACGCGCCTGGCGCTGGCCGGCTGCACAGTGCCGCAGATCGCCGGGTTCACCGGTCACAGCCTCAAGGACGTCGAGCGCATCTTGCAGGCGCACTACCTCGGCGGCAAATTCGAGCTGGCAGAACAGGCCATGGCCATGCGCGAAGCTTTCGAAATTGGTTTGCAGTCGGCCGAATAGCTAAACGAAAACAATCGCTCGAAATCATATCGGTTTGCAAACATCTATTTGATATTGTTGCAAAAAGATCGGATTTCGATTCCGAGGGTCGGGAGTTCGAATCTCTCCGAGCGCGCCAACGAAATCAAGAACTTAGCTCGAAACGGAATGAGAACGGAAAGACCGGTTTGCAGAGCGGTTTGCAATTCCTGTCGCCATTCCGTTCTCCACATTACAGCACGATTGTTCAAGCCGGCCGGGCGGCGTCGGGATAAAGTTGCACAACGGGGTTGCGAAAATTCCCATACGCGTTTGCCTCAAACGGTGCCAATGTCGCGATCAATGAAAACCATCGGGATCACGGCAATCACATCCGTCACGATGCCGGCCGCTTCCATGTCACCACCGCCAGGACCACGCCGATCGCCGCGTCGCCGTTCCTTCCGGCGCCATGTCACGCCGGGGTCCGGCTCGAACGTAAACGTGAACCCCTTACCTTCGTAGAATTCACGGAGCCGGGTCAGAAGGTCTAAGGTAACATTCTCCGGCACGCCGAACTCGGATTCGATCCGTCGAATCGAACTTTCGCTGATGCCCGATTGCTGCGCGAGCTGGCGCACTGACCACGTCAGCATGGCCCGCGCCGCCCGTGCTTGGCAGCCGTGTAATCTATTTATAGGCATGCGTAGTTTTCGCCCCAAATTGCGCTTTCTGCTTATCATTTTAGGAACGCCCCGTTCCATGGATGGCATCCGTATTAGTCCGGACTGAATAAAATGAGTTCTTTGTTGACCAAAATTCGTTCAAGGTATTTACTTACTATTAGGAACTGAAAAGTTCCGAAAATGCAACCTTGAGGAACTTAGGAAGTGAAAATGAGCAGCGGGCGGGCGGCTAAGACCAAGGAAGATGACGGGTTCGCGGTGCGAACCGTGATGGCAATGGCGACTGAGATGGTGGACGACAGGGCCAGACGGAATCGGCTCTATGTCCAGTTCGAGGCCCTGGCGACGGCGGTAGGCGTGCGGGTGGATTGGGACAATCACACGAGCTAAGGAAGTGTCGGGCCGCGCAAATGCGGCCTTTTTCTTACTCCGGCGCGCGAGCGCCACGAGGAAGCGGCAACCCCATCTCGCGTTCCAATTCCTCCTGCAACAGCGCGAGTGCTCGCCAGGCAAGGGCGGCGCTTTCGCGCAACTCACCGTCGAACCCGCCGCGGCCGACCAGATGCCGCACGATGCAGTCCGCGTGATCCACGGACTTGCCGCGGGCGTGGTGCGGCGGTTCGCCGGGATTGTGCTTCTGGTTGCCGAGGTAGGAGATGCGTGAGACCTCGGCGAGGGCATCGGGGAAGTAGTCGAGCAGGCCGGCCGCCATGGGGAACGTCTTGCGGGTCGCGCTGTCGGCGTCGATCAGGCGTTGGCGCTGCGGGAGATTACCCACGGTTCTGCCTCGCTTGTTCGGCGCGCTGCGCCTCAAGATTGATGCACTCGCCAATCGCCCGGCATTTGCCGTTCGGGCAGGTCGTGACGTTGCAGCCGATATGGGTGCGGAGCGGGCTCGGGATCGGCACGGCGCCGCGCGCCCACTCACGGTCGTTCATTGGCCAGGCTGACCAACCCGGCGGGAGGATGTCGTTCACGTTGTTCGCCATCAGCTTTGCACCATCTCAGGGGTCAGGGTGATCCGGCCAACTTCGCCGAACCGCTTGCTGTACGTGATGACTTTGGCGGAGCGGCCGGATAGCCAGCCGCCGTTCGCCGCGTAGGCATCTGGGCCAGCGAGCGTTTCGTGCCGCTCGACCTTCATCAGATTAGTGGATTTCAGTTCGTCGCTGTGCAAGTGCCCCAAATGCGCGTAGCTGAATTTGGTCCGCCCGTAGGCTTCGCGGAACTTGCCCGCGAACACGCTGTCGACCGTGGCAATCTTGCGCTTGTGCCCATGGTGATAGAACAGCGAAGTTTCGCCGTGCTCGAACATGTTGTAGGTGCTCGGGCTGGTGTCTACCGTCACGCGCGGCTCGTTCTCGAAGAACGCCGCGAACATCTCGCGCAGCCAGGCGCCGCCGGCCGGGTCGTGGTTGGCGTCGGCCATGATGACGTGGACGCGCTCGTGTTTCTCGAGCAACATCGCCACGATGCGACGCATGGTGCGGATGACCACGCGAATCATTTTTTGCAGTCTCGAATCCGCGTCGAGGACGTTCCTGTGTGCCGGCGTGACACTCTCGTGCGCGTCATGGTGCAAGAGATCACCGAGCTGACACAGGATCGCGGTGGCGGCGTCCGGCGACTGGCGAATAGCCGCGGCGAACCAATCAAGTAGGAGCTGTTCGGCGATTTTCAGATCGTAGTCGGCGCCGGTTTCCTCGCGCCACGCCAGCATGCCGAAATGCAGGTCGGTGACGGTGTATTGGTTGAGCAGGTCTGAGTTGCGGCCGGCTGGTGCTGGCACAGGTTCGGCGCGCGGAATGTCGGACTTGAACCCCTCGACCACGGCCCGCATCGCGGCGTCGCGCTGCTCGGCGTCCTGGCTGGTTTTGATCCACTTGACGATCTCGCGGCCGTCGGGATCCACCAGCGCCGAAACGCCTTTGACCATGTGGCCGGCGGGAACGGCGAATTCCTCGCCGTGATCGGGCTTTTGCTGGATTGATTGTTTGCCATCGGGCAGGGTGGTGAGTTGCGCCACGCGGTAGCCTGGCATTGCGGGCGGTATGTCGAGCAGCATTCCGCGCTCGGATGCGACCTTGACTCGGCTTTTGTAGGTCGCCAGTGGCATCCCGAGGCGGTTTGCGGTCGCCTGCGTGATCTTGCCGTGATCCGCGCGGCACGCGTCCGCCGCAGCCTGGGCCAGTTCGTCGGAAAGCCGCGGACCGGCCATCAGTGCCCCTTCATGGAAATCGCCATCCAAATGGCACCGGCAATACCGGACACGACGATGCCGAGTGCAGTAATCAGGCTTTGGCGCTGCACTGTCTCGACGCTCTTTCGCCAGCGGCGAACGTGCGCCATGTCGTACTGCATTTCCTGAATCGACTTGGGATCGCTCACGTCAACGCCCATTGCGAGCAGCGTATCGCGTACCGCGGCCTTGGCCGTCTCGTTTGCGATGTGCTGGATTTCAGATGACGAGAGGGGAATCATTTCCAGTTCACCCGCAGCATTTCGTACCAGGCAAGGAATCGCTGCCCACAATTGCGCATCACGACGGATCGATAGCGGTCTTGCTTCCACAGGCTTTCGATATCGGCCGCCGACAAATCCCGATCGGGAACGTCGACCACAGAACGGCGAAAGCACGCCTGAATATCCGCCGGCACGGGCGGCAACTGGACGATCGCGCCATGCGGCGTCGTCGGCCCGTCACTTGATGTTGCGCACCCGACCAGCGCCAGCCCGATCAAGGCAGCGCTGAGCGTTCGGAGGAGTCTCATTGACCTGGCTTTCGAGCTTGGAAATTCGGTCAGCGTCGGCGCGAGCAAGCTTGGCGTCGGCGTCCGCTGCGTCGTTCAATGTCTTGATGTGTCCTTGCAGTGTACGGACCTGTGCGGCCGACTCTTCAGCGAGTCGACGCGCGTATGCCTGCTTGTCGACGTGCATGTAGGCGAAACCAGCGGCGAGAATGAACACCGCGGCGGCGATCAATTTCCAATTGCGCGAAAACCACGCGAGCGCCCCAAGCGCCATAACGACCAGGGCGATGACGAGGATCAAAACCCATGTCGATCCGAGATAAGAAAGTGCCCACATCAGCGGTCGCTCACGAAGCAGAACGCGACGAATGCCAAAAAGATGAAGCAGAGGACAAGAAGCGGCCAGGGATGGATAATTTCGGTGAACGGCCGGAGCGTGAGCAGGATCATCAGACGCCTGCCTCCGCGTGCTGGCTGCGCCAGTACCAAGCCGCGCCGGCAGCCGCGATGATTGCCACGGCGATCCAGAACGTCGGCATGGTCAGGAGATGGGTCAGGACGTCGCCGCCTCCGGTCAATTGCTCGGCGCTATCCTTGACCGAATTGGCCTGGTCGATGGCGTCTTTGACCTTACTGGCCGCTTCGACCGCACCCGCCGCGCTGATGCCGATCTGCGCATTGCCGATTTTGGACGTGGACATGGGGCGGGGCGTCCCGTCGGGCACATCCACACCTTGCGGCATAGTCTCCGGATCTGGATCCTGGCGAACGTCCGAACGATACGAGGCGCGAATGTCCTCCTGATTGCCTTCGCGGAAAAGAGCTGCTTCCGCCGCGCGCCGCCGCGTAAGGCCGCGCAGCACCTTGCCGCCACCACGATTCCATTTGGCGAATTCGTCGGCCGCGCCTTCGAAATCCTTGGCGTTGACTTTGCGCAGCAATCCCGAGCGGGACAGATTGCCTTCGCCGCAATTGTAGGTGAACGACACCAGCGCATCGAATTGCGACTGCGTCAGCGCCACCTTGACGCGGCGCTTGACTGCGACCTCGAACTTGCGCATGTCAGCGCGAAATTCCGCGTCGCACTCGCCCTTGGTCCAAATGTCGCCTTCCTTGAACTTGCGGCCGTTGTCGTTGGTGTGACCCCATCCGATCGTGAGGACGCCGGCGGGGCAGAAGTACGGCTTGAATTCGGTTTTGGCGGCGTTCACCGCCGTAAGGCAGTTTTCGAACGACTTGACCAGGGCTTGGCCCTTTTCGCTGATTTGCAGGCCGTCGTTCATAACGTCACCGAGAAGGCGAACAGCAACGCCGCGGCGAGCCAAAGGGCCGCTTTAACCGGGTTTTGCTCGCACCATTTGACCATGTGTGCACCGTGGCATGATTTATGTTGAAAGTCAACATAAAAGGGGCTTGCACGGAACGGTTGTGGCAGGGTAGGGTATCGCTCATGACATATTCAAACAAAGAAATGGAAGCGCTATGCCTCGATTTGGCCGATAGGGCCGATCCGCTGGAGGCCGGCGCACTTCGCGAAGTTGCGCAGAATTACAAAACCGCGTCTAAGACGCCAAAGAAATCCGAATTTCTAGAACTATCATTTTGGCAGATCATGCTAATAACAGCGCTGGTCTTTTTGGTGTGGACACCAATCGCCTTTTGGCTGGCATATGGATTTCCGGAAGAGAAGAAACCGCCCGGCTCTTTTATCGAACAATTAGGTTAGTTCACCCCAACAGCGGATGGACGCTGGACTACCCGCACTTACAAATTCACCAAGCGCGAAACCTTCGTCAACGGCGTCCGAAAATGGGTAATCCCCGAGGAGCCTATTCCGCCGATTATATATGAAGGAACGACACCGCTTCCGAAGGCAAATTACGAATTGCAAGAACTCAGCGAAGCCAATATTTGGCGTTTCGTCACGCTCAAGTCGAGCGACGGCAGCGATCCGAACAAGAACGGTCAACGCTATTATATAGTGCGACCTACGGATTGAAAAACACAATCCCGTCTTTCGGCATGACGTCCGTCGAGCGCGACGTACCGCCGGACTGACCATTCGACACCAGCGTCGTTGCGCCGTTAATGGCCGCTTCTTCAATCGAGAAATTTCCGGGTTGATTGGTTGCGGCCAAAGAAACCAGACTGGTGACGCCCGAGCCGCCGTTAGCGTTTACCACCTTGCACATGCCGCCACTGGTGAGATTGACAGCAATGCCGGTCGTGATGTTTTCGGCATGGAATCCCTCGATCTTATACATGCCGCTAGTGCCAGCGAGACTGATCCCAATCGCCGCGACGCTACCAGAACTCGGGCCGCCTGCGATTACATCGTGCATGCTGACCATCGTCGTCCCGTAATTAAGCGAGATGCCCGGATTCGTATTTGAATTCCAATTTACGCTCACATTCCAGAGTCGAACAGTCGAGGCACCACCATAGCCGTTGGTAAAGAGTACGCCGCCGCGCTGCTTCGCATAGATGTAGACGTCCTCTAGTCCGCCAAAGTCCTGCGTGTTGTTTGAAAATACCATCGCTGTACCGGCAGCGCCGCCTGCTGCGGTCTCCAAAAGCGATAGGTTTTTCAGCCGTGACCGGAAGCAAGCAAGATGCGTGTTAGGATCGCCCAGCGTGATGAAGTGCGTCGCGTTGTCCGATGTATCATCGATCTTTAAGATCGAACCGCTGACGCCTTCGAGAATGACGCCGAATGGAACGATCAGTGACTTTCCTGCGCTAGGCAATTTGATCCTATAGGCACCTACGCCGCATTTCATCACATCGCCGGCAGGACCGATATCAGCGGACAAACCGCTCATCTGACGACCCGCAAAAATCAACGCATTCCAAAACGCGGTGAAATTCTCAGTCGTGCCGGCGTCGGCTCCGGTCCAGTCTGCCACAGCGCCAAATTCGTTGACGTGGACAAAACCCTTGCTCGGCGTGTACTGCCATCTGCTGCTATCGTTCGCATTGACGAAACTGGCGACCGGCGAGCTGATGGTGGCGATTGCTGCGCTAAACCCGGAGCCGGTACCGCCGATCTGACCCGCCGGCGCTGTGATGGTTTCACCGACCTTGTAGGCATTGCCAGGGCAGCCCGTGAAGTCGAGCGCGGTGACTGCGTTGCCGGAGACCGTCACCGTCGCCGTGAGATTGCGACCCGACGTTGCGTTCATCTGAATGCCGCGATACGTGCCGTTGGTGTAGCCTGACCCGCCTGTGATCGTAACCGTTAGTGGGTAAGTGTCGATGAACGCCGTTCCGGCTGCTACTCGCTTGAAAAGGGCGCCGCTGTTTTCTTGAAATGTGGAATCATAGGCCAGCGTCCGGATGAAATTGACGCCGCCTGGAATGGTCGCGGCGATCGCCGCTGCGCGCGTATCGTATTGCGCTACCTGATTGCCGAGCAGGGCCGCATTGGAGGCGGCCGCGGATGCGGACGAAGCGGCGGCGCTCTGTGCGGCGACTGCAGCGGCCAGAATTCCCGACGCGTCCACGTTCGTGGAAAGCAGCAATGTAAAATGATCGGAGGCACCGAGCATCATGATCGGGCTGGCATTGAGCAGTTCACCGCCAACCAGGGCATTGCCGAACGCCGACTTGATCGGCAGAGCCGATTGCCCGTTGTAGGCGAGGGTCGTTGCGCCCGAATTGTTGGCAGTCGGCGTGAGTAGGAACAGTTTGCGACCGGGCGATTGCGGCGTTTCCGGAGCTGTAGCCACAATGGCGTTTGCTGTGCCACCCGTGACAGTCATCGGTACTACGGCGATAGGAAGGTCACCGATGCGTTGCCAGGAGCCGGTACCGGACACTCCGATTTTGCAATAGAGACCGTTGTTGGCCGGCGCGGCGTCATTGTAGACGATAGCGGACGTGTTCGCGTTGTGCACCAAATCGGCCGTCGCCTCCGCAAGCGTGGCGAACACAAGGCCCGCGACGCCCGCGCTCAGCATGGTTTCGAATGTGGTTCCCCAAGCGCGAATGTCATCGCGATTCGGGTTGTTGAAACCCGAAGCCGGAACGCCATCAGTCACATAACGGCGCCAGATTTCGGCCGCGAGTTTCATAACCATGGAAATTTCCTACACAAAACAGGGCGTTGCAGTGTAGCAACACATATGTTGAAAGTCAACATTAAAGCCGCGCGATAATGGCGTCGACCACCGGATAGGCCTGTACCAGGCCGGCATTGGCGCTCTCAGCGCTGACGCTCGCCTCCGCGACGGCCTTCCAGATGCCGCCGATAAGAACGTAGGTGGCGGGATCGCTACTGCGGATATTTGTCGATGTCGTTGGTGCCGTTATCCGCGTGACAGTCCAGCTCGCCGTTCGTTTCGGCACAAAGGACACTGTCGATTGATAGCGCTGCACTGCCGCACTTGCATATGCCTCGATGCCGTATGTGACAGGTTCCCAGTAACGACGGCAGTCGAACTCCTCAGCCGCATAGGATCGCGCCACGAACGGCGACAAGGTCGCTGCCGCCTCAAGCTTCACCTTGGCAATATCCAGTGTGACGTTCTGCGCCTGCGTGCTGTCGGTCCAGAAGAACACGGCGATATTGTTCATGTTTGACGAGACGGTACCGAGCGCGGCTGCGGCGATGTCGGTCAGCGTGTTGGCCGTCAGCGCAATGCTGCCGGCGCCCACGATCGTCAGGTTCGATCCGGAGAAAAAGTTACCGACCGTGAAGGTGCCGCTGGTCCAGTCATTGACAACGTCCTTGGTGATGGTGTCGGCCGTTGCTGTCCATTCGATCACGGCGTAGCGCAGCGTCGTCGAGGCCGACATCCGCACCCGCGCCGACAGCGACACCGCTTGACCACGCAGTTCGCGGCAGAACAGCTTTTCCAGCCACTGGATCCGGCCGAAGCGCTGAGCCGAGGCATTGGCCTGAAGCGAGCGCATCATGAACGGCGTGCCGTTCTCGGCATCGGCGACCTGGCTGACCGTGACCGGATTGGACTGCGTCAGTGTCAGCCACTGATCGAAGTCATAAGTGACGTCGGCCTGCGATCCGACGCCGGCTTGGTTGACCGCGCCAGACGGATTGAGCAGCCAGTTTTTGCCGGACCCGCCCGGAACGGCATTGGCCGCGACATAGGTCTTGACCGCTTTCTCGGTCGGCACCTTGGTGTCGACATTCGACGCAAGCGTGCCGTCGGTCGAGATCGCGACGCCGGAATCCTGTAGAAGCTTGCCGGACGTGCCGCTGTAAGTCGGCAGGTTGGCCGAAACAGATGACGCCGGCCCGATCACGGCGCCGTCGATATTGCCCTGCACGATTGTCCAGTTAGTGCCGACCGTCGCCTGCGTGCCAGCGGCCGAACCGTCCGTCTTGCAAATCAGCAGATCGCCGATCTCGACATTGACGCCGGACGCGCCGCCGATCTTGCCCGCGGACGTGACGACATATGTCCAACCATTGCTGGCAGCCGGATAGTTCGGATTGCCGGAGCAACTGATACCGCCCTTGTTCTGGAACGCGTTGACGGCATCGGCGATATTGTCAACGTAGGTCTTGACCGCCTTCTGCGTCGGAATCTTGCTGTCGCTATTGGCAGCCAACGTGCCCGACGCATCGATTGTGGACGACGAAAACAACGCCGTGAAGATGTAATTCGCAATCGAACTGAGAAGCGAACCGTAATTCGCTCCGCCGCTGGTCATGGCGAGCTTTTCGGTTCCGTCGAGTGACGGCTTGTCCGGATCTTCCGAGATTTTACCGACCATAGTTCATCCCCTGGTGTAAGCAGCACTATTTTCACGGAGGAGGAACGAACCATCCTCCCGATATACTTTCGGCAACGCGATTGACTCGGCGTAACCGCTCGGATCGATCAATTTCCATTCGAACGTGATCTGACCGCCGAGCAGGTTCGTCCTGACCGTCTGAATCTCGACGACGCAATCCTCAAGCCCGGCAATTGGATATTGCAATCTAATCCATCGCTTGCCGAAATAGCGGAAGCCGTAAAGTGTAGTCACGATTGATCCGGACATCGTCGAATTGAGGCGCTGCATCGCGCGCTCAGCAAGTCGACTGGCCTGGTCCACCGTCTGCACCCATGTCAAATCTAGCGTCTGACTGCGGAGACCGAACATGGAAATCGAGTCTTCGTCGCGTATGGAGTTGAGTTGGATAGAGACGTACTTTTCCGCCGGATAGGTAATCGTAACGTCCAGTTGATTGACCTTGCTCTCGTCCGCGGTACCGTAATCGACGGAAAATCCCAAGAGGTGCTCCGACGTCAGCGCCGGCTCAGTGGGCTCCCTATAGTAGCCAACGGTAAGCGACAATGTGCCGTCGCCGTTTTCCATCAGGTAGCCGTCGCAGGTCGAGAGAATTTTACCGATGACATCTTCCGGCTTGTTTTCGAACGTGTACCAACCTGCGGAAGTGTAACGCAGGCTGCCGCTGACGATGTCGTCGCAAAGCGCCGCTTCCGTATGCCACTGGTCAATGACAGGAGCGATCGTGGTGTCGTAATCGAGGCCTGGTCCACCCGTGACGTCGGGATCGCCGGTCAGATAGTCGATCAACTGTACGACCGGGTTCGGCGTGGCCGCGGTGACATTGGTGCGGCGGTCCAAAATCATCGAACATTTGGCGACGACCGACGGTTCGGGTTTGCCGCGCGGATAGACGTTTGAATAATTTGCCGCGTCAGCCGGTCCTGTACATTTGAGAACGAGGGCGGCAATGCCACGCCCGCGAAAAGCTGACGTCCAGATGCTGTTGATATTCGAGTCGCCGTATAACCAGTCGGTGGCAATTTGGTCATCCCGACCTTTGAGCAACTCTATCTGGACACCGCCACCCTCATATGCGCCAGTACCGGCCTGACCAAGGACGGTGATGATGGTGTTGTAGTTCGTAAAATCGAGATTTGTTTGGACCGAATCGTCGTGCAGAAAGACTTCAAGAACCGATTCAATTTCACCATGGTGATAGGCGATTACATCATAAGATGAATTCGGAGTGTTGTTGTCCGCCTCGAAAAGCACGTAAGCTCCGGCCAGGCGATTGACCCAATATCCTCGCACGCGCGGCGGGATTGATTGTTTGACAGCCTGTGAGCCCGCTTCCGGAGACGGAACGTTAGGTGCTGATGTGAGGGCGTAACTCAAACCGATCGACGCAGCCGTGATCGCTGCGGCACCGATGGCAGCATTGACCGTCAACGTACCAACAATGACAGTCGAACCAAATGCAGCCGCGCCCGTTGCTCCTGCCGCTTCCACTGATGCGAAAATGAGCGCCCCAATCGTCTCAGCCACGGGCGATACTCCATGCTGCAACGAGGGGGAATGGCGAAACCACCAAGCCCTTGTCTGACGTCACGACAGCGAAGCGGTCTCGCCGCGTACAGATTGCGCCAGTCGGAAAGCGCACGATTTTGCCGCTCTTTTTAATCGCATACGGCGCCATGACCAAGGCAACGGCTCCGGTGTCAGGCTCGCCGGTTTCGCTTAACCCCAGCGCACCAAATCGCAACTTGCACGACCCGAGAATTCCACCCTCCGCGCGGAACGGCGCACGATATTCCCGATGTGTCGCGTAAGTGCCCCGTCTGTCGGCCATCGGATCAGCAAAGCCGAGACGCATCAGCCAATCCGCCATGAACGTGCAGCAATCCAGCGCTCCATAGCCCCATTTGCCGCGCGACACGTCCGCCAGGTACTGCGAAAGCTCGTTCATGACGACGGCAACTTCGGCCACGGCTTGCTAAATCCGTGAGCATATTTCTGAGTGAGACTACAGAACTCATCACCCGGAAAGCGGGCTTGCTGGTCAACGTTTGAAAAATAGGAACGCGCCGGGCGGCGACGCATGGTCATCAATGAGCCGCAGGACAGCGTGATTGATCGGATGATCGGCGATTCGGGATCGCCGGTCGGTTGCTGGCCAATCGACAGCACATCGGCGCGGTAATGCGCAAACCACTTCGGAGCGCCGAGCAACTGCCAGGACGAGTCAAAGATACCGAACCCGATTGAGACCCGCTTACCTTGCACGTTCGTCGCATCGCCCGCGGCGACTTCAAGAATCGGTCCCGAGACCCCGCTGATCGTGAAGTCAACGCGCTCGGCGGCACCGTTGATCATTTGGCTGAACTCGGGGAGATTGCTGATTTCACCAAACCCGGTGTATTCCGCGCCGTCGGGGTCGAGCAGGCTGGCAGAAGCAACGATGTCGCCGAACCCGAGCCAAAGCCGCACCACCGGGTCGGTTTCCAGTCGAAAGAACGCCGCCAGATTGATGACGTCGCCGGACAAAACCGCTAGTTCTGCGTCATTCAAGATCATGGTGTTGCGTACTTCGTTTCGACGAACACCACCGACGCCAGGCTGAACGGATAGGTCGTGTTGTTCAGGTCCATGGCCGACGAGCTGGCGAGCTTCATCAGGCAGCGCGGCCGATCGAATTCGAGCCGATCACCGTCGACGATGGCCTCGCGCAGCGGCGGGTTGAACGTGATGACGTTGTCCGTCACGGTTGCGATTTCATAGAGGCGCCATCCGAACGTCGGATGCTTAATCGAAAAGCACTCGCCTCCCTGCAACGCCGCGCAGTTTTTGAGATTGACCGACATCGACGTCGCGCGCAGCGCCGCGCCGCCGGAACAGGTCACGTCAATGATCGGCGTATAGTAGCCGGCGCCATTGTCGAAATAGGCGTAATTGTCCGGAAGGATGCTTTCCGTCAGACTGCCTGGAAATGGCGCCCACGTCGTATCGCGGCGATAGACGATGAGCGGCACGACACCGCCGTTCGCGATCTGACGCAGTGCGCGCCAAAGCAGCGTATCAAGACGATCGCGGAATCGAACGTTGTTGAGCTTGGCTTGCCAGAAGCCGCCGCCGTCCGAACGGGTATCCACGGACATGCCTGCGGTCTGCCCGGCAGTCATGGCGACGCCGAGCAAATTCCAATCGTGGCTGTTCTCGACTAGTCGGTTCCACGGGATTTCGATGCTCATCCGACACCCGTTGCGGCGAAGCGCTCTTGTTTGCGACCGCGACCGGCGATCCCGGCGAGCGCCTGGCGATGCGCGGCGAGTTCCTTGCGGACCTGCGAGAGGCCGTATTCGTCGGTGTTGCCGTACAGGTTGACGTTGGTGTCACCAAACGAAACGGTCGTGCCGCCGGAAAGCATTTGCTTGGACAGATCATGCGGGATCACGCGGGCGCCTGTCGGGAGATCGATGATCTCGCCGCCCTTTTCGTTGACCATGGACGGGCCGCCGGGCGCAAAATTGGTGCCGCTGGCATACGCTGGGGGGACGAGCGGAGCACCACCGACCGAAGTAGCACCAATCGCACCAGAGATGCCGCCGGACGCCGTCAATGTCGGCGTGCCGAGCCCGAATAATCCGCCGAGACTTTGCAGACCACCCGCGATCGGCGCCACAATCGCTTGTTTGATTGCGATTTTTGCCAAGTCGGCGATGATCGACTTTGCCATGTCGCTGAACGCGGTCTTAACGTTCTTGGTGCCCGTCACGACACTGGTCAAGCCGTCGGCGAACGTGTCGAGTGAGCGCACCGAGAACCCGTCAAACAGAGTGCGGGTGTTGGTCGCGTCGAGCTGATAACGCTTCAACTGCTCGAAATTGGATCCTGCAATCTTTGCCTGGTCAGAAAGCTGCTCGAGCGACTTCGCCGCCACGACATTCGCAGCCGCCCACTGCTTCGGATTGTTCGGGTCAAGGAGACCCTGTGCGACCATGGATTTCAAATTGTCGTTCGCGGCTTGCTGCGCCTTGGCGAGATCGAATGTGCCGATCGTGGCTTGCTGCGAAACACGCGACATTTCCGCCTGCGCGCGCGTCACGGCGACGATCGCGGCGGCTTCGTCCTTGGTAACCTTGACGCCGTTCATGCGTGCAAGTTTGATTTCGTTTTCCTTGCTGAGAACTGCGTCCTCAACTCGCCCGAGCTGCGACAGAATCCCAAGCCGTTGCTGTTCGAGACCAAGTTCATTCCGTGCCGCGTTCGGGTCGACGGTCGACTTGGCGCCGTTCATCGCCTTGGCGCGATTATCGATTCCGTTTTGAAGGGCGCCCGTGGTCGGCGTGAACGAACCGAACCGGTCGCCGAAGTTGGCCTCATTGCCCTTGCTGGCGCCGTAAATGCCGCCGGCCACCGCGCCCGGAATGCCGCCAAATTGCGCGCCGGTAAAGGCACCGCGACCGACGTTGACCAGCCACTGCGGAACCTGCACGCCGGCCATTGCGCCAGCGATATCGACCATTGCGGCTTTGAAACTGCTGACAAGCTTGGTCGTCGCGGTGTTCCACGCATCGTCAAATTTGCGCGCGGAGGCAATCAGCTTGCCCTCGGCGCTATCGTTGAACTTCGCCGCTTCCTCGGTGGCCTTGCGAATGCCGTCCTTGCCCTGCGACAGGAACCGCACCCAATCCATCGTGGCGGGCAAGCCCATCTGTTGGAGCAACTGCAAGCGCGCCTGGTCGCTCGCGGCATTCTTGATCAGATCGGCGGCTTGCTCGAGATAGCCGTTGAAGTCCTTCGCCGACTTGCCGTTGTTGCGCATGACATCGGCGAGACCGCCCATGTTGTGCTGCGCTTCATAAACGGCGCCGCCGAACTGCTGCATCGTCTTGAGGAAGTCGTCCTGGCCGATCCCCTTGAACGAGGCGGCTTGCTGCAGACTATGCAACTGGCCGGTGGTGGTGCCGATCGATCGCGAGACGTCGTCGAACGCCTTCGCGGACTGCACGACGCTGACCATGGCATAGGCGAATGCCGCGCCGATGCCGACCACGCCGCCGGCGAGCAGGCGCGCGGGCGTGAGGGCACCGGCCACCTGGCGACCGAACCCGCCAATGGTACCCTGCGTACTGGAGAAAATGTCTCCGACCTGCGCGCCTTGCTGGATCAGGACGGTGAACGGCGACTGGCCAGAGGCGAGCGAAACGCCGATGTCCTGCGCCTGGCGGGACAGGTTGACCAGTTCATGGCGGGCAAGGCCGGATGATTTGGTGAGTGTGTCGGCGGCGCCGGCGGCCTTGGTCGCGGCAATGGTGAGCGCGTTGTGACCCTGCGCGGCCCCGGCCGCCGCGTCCTTGACGGTCTTGCCGGCGGCGTTGCTCTTGGTGCTCGATGCCGCGAGCTTGTCTGTTGCCGCCGCGGCTTGGTTCGCGGACGCTTGAAAGCGGTCAAGATCCGTCGCAGCGGTTTTCGCCTGAGACGAATCGATAGCGAGACCAAGGCGTGCGACGTCGGTCACGAGCGCTCACCCATGATTGCGGCTTTGAAAAGGGCAGGGGTCAACGGTCGACCGGAAACCGGCGACACTTCCTCCGGCTCGTCGGGCTTGCCGAGTACAGCTGCGATGATGTCGCCGACAAACCTTTTACGAGCGACAATCGAGCGCGCCACGGCTTCCATGGGCATTGATGCGACCTGTTCGTAGGTGTAACCCACGACGCCCATTCCTTCGTTCTCCAGCCACTCCCAGTATTCGGAGTGGCTTACGCTTCCCCCGTGCCGGCAGAGTCCTCTTTCGGAGGCTTGCCGCCGTTGGCCAGGTAGGTGATGAAGGTGGACACCGGGCCGGATAGGGTTGGCATTCCCGCTTCGAAAACGGCCCGCTCGACGTCGGCCGGCTTCTTGCCGAGGCCCGCCGCGACGATGTGCAAAACCGTGTCGAAATCAAACGCGGCCACCCGCGCCGAGGCGCCAATGAACCCGCCGCCGACCTGACTTGCGGTGCGCGCGGCCGGGATGGAGGACTTGAGCGTTTCGATCTTGCCGCCGAGTTCGATATCGACTTCGCCGATTGCCGCGTTCGCCATTACAGGGTCACCCCCGTATTCCAAGGTCGCAGAATTGCCTTGGTGGTCGAACTCGCGACGAAAAGCAGGGTGAGTTCGTCCAGCGTCGTCAGATCCGCTTCCGGAGCGATGGCGCCGGCGGCCGAGGTGTAATAGCGCGATCCCTTGACGAGCGTTGCGCCCGGCGTGAAATCCGGATCGGATTTGGCCACGGTGACGGTCTGACCGACGCCTGCGGCATTGAGCGAAATGCCGTAGCACTTTCGTACCTCGCCGACACCGACGCAATTGGTCAGCTTGAACTGACCGGTCGCGGCTTCTTTATAAACCGGCTGTCCGGCGGTGACGGAAACACCGGCAATTCCGGTTTCCCTGTCGGCCTGGCCACTGGCCAGCACATTCGCGGCGGTAACGGTAATGTCGACCATTGGTCAGACTCCATGGGAATGGGAACGCGCGGGCCGCGCGTTACGACGCGGCGACTTCCACGACGTTGGAATTGAGTTCGAGGGTGGCATTCAGCTTCCGGATGGTGTTCGCGCTGCCGCCCGCCGCTTCGCCGGTCATCGCCAGGGCGACGAAATAGTGCTTCGTCGGCGTGGTCGTGATCGCGTCGTTGTAGTCGATCCGAAACGCATAGTTGTTCTTGTTCGAGGGAGCCGAGGCGGCGATAAGCGCGATCTGGCCGGCGTCGCTCTTGATCTCGGCGAACACGTTCTGCATCGAGCCGGCGTTCGCCGTGCCCTTCTGCTTGATGTCACGGCCGCGATTGATCAGGCTGGTCGTGATGACCTGTGCGGTGTCGCCGTGGGCACCCATCGTTTCCCAGCCGTCGATTTCCGTCCATGACTGCCCGGAGAAATCGGACGCCACAAAGTCGGTGGACTTGTCGGACAGAACACCACCAATGTAGATGTGGCAGCCGGCGACGGGATAAAGTGCCATTTACGCGACTCCTTAGCGAACAAATGTCCGGTAGCGAACGCTAACCGGGAATTTCTCGTAACCGTCGCCGTTGGGCATGGACGACGCGATCGACGGCTTTTCGTAAACGTTCACGGTCACCGCACCGTTGATCATGCGCGTCCCGCGCCCGAACCATGCCGCAACGGCGCCCGCTATATTCAGCGGCTTGATATCGCCGTCCTGCGGCTTGTAGAGAATATCGACCTGCAAAATGCCGCCGTGCTCATCCCAAGCCGAAATTCCGATTCCCTGCGTCTGCGCGCGAAGCACCGACGCTTGCAAATACGTGTCCGGCTTGTCGGTAGCGGGCGGCGCCGGAAACGGCACGTTTGGCCAAGCGACTTGCAGAGCGGGCGATGCGGTGAAAGCAGCGAGGCGCGTCAACAGCGCTTCCTCAATCAACGCATCAGTACCCGTAGCGGACATTAGATATGGGTAGCACGATGTATGTTGAAAGTCAACATAAGGCTATTTGGGGAGAGTGGACGCGGCCCGATCAACAACAGAATTGAATTCCTGCACAGTCAAGCGCACCATTCCGTTCGGCGCCTGCTTGGAATGGCCATATTCGAGCGCCTGCGCATAGGGGAGGTTGTTGACCAAGTAGATGACCTGGCCGGCTTCGAGCTGCAGCGCGGCGGCTGTGACCTTGGCCATGGCGGCCGTTCCGGATTTGTCGTCGAGTTGCAGCGTTCCGGCCGGGATTGAGCCGATCGCAACTTGCCAGTTTCCCTTGAATCTGCCGGTATCCACGGGCGATTTCTGAATCACCCGCGAAAACATGTCGAGCGCGACCTTGCGTACAACCAAATCGACGTTGCCTTTGGCCTTTTCCACAAACGCCGCAATTTGTGCGGTGAATAGGCTTCCCGTGCTCACTTCTGCGCCTGCACGTCGAAAGCGCACACGATCCCCGCCGGCGCGATCGGCTTGGAGAGCGGCCCGACGGAGTGTTCGACGCCACCGACCACGATATGGTCTGAGGGCAGGATTTCGTTGACCCCGAGCGCGGCGAGCGGGCCGGCGGCGATCATCCACCGTTCGTCGGTCGCTAGCACCGAGTCGGACTGAAGTTGCCGATAGGTGAATTCGATCCTGGCGCCGACCGTCGCGTAATCGGTATTGGTCAGGGTCGGGTCGAACGGCGTTCCGCCCGCCGTCTGTCGCCGGATCGTGACAGCCGTTCCGAACTCGCGAATGAGGTCGTCGGCGTCGTCGCGCGTCTCGAAATAGTCGAATACGTCACTCATTAGGCCCGCACCAACTGGACATTGTTGTTTGACTGCACCAGCCCGCGCAAATAGCCGTCGATCGCGGTGTAGGTATCGCGCGCCGGGGCGCCGTCGGCGTAAACGATCGCCTTGCGGAGCGGGCCGACGCTCTTGTCGATGCTGTGGATCTGGCCGCCGCGCTCGAGGGTCGGTTCCAACTTCACGCCCGACAGCGCGAGCAGCGCCGCTTCCATCGCGGCGTATTTGACCTGTGCGGGGATCGTCGTGCTGTCGATCGCCCATCCGTTGATGTCGTAGAGCGGGAAGGTCCAGCCGTAGCCGAACGACCGGCCTTGGCCGCCCCGGGAGCCGTCCACGCGCGGCCAGGCGAGCGCCTGCGTCTGCGTCGCGGTGAGACCGACCCATTTCCCGCGATAGGTGTTTTCGAGATACTGCGTCCCGAGCCGAGCGGCTTGTTCCTTGGCGGCGGTCACGCCGGCCGCCCACGCGGTCACGCCACGGTTGGCGAAATAGGTGTCCGCTTCGGCGACCGAGAAAAACGATTCGGCCGATGCGCCGCCGGCGGTGCTGTCGAGGCTCATAGTAAATCCTTTCGCCAGTAGAGCGTGTTCGAAAACGCCCACGGATATTCGGGCTCGAACAGTTTCCAACCGCCGGCAGAGATGAAATTGTTCGCGGAACAGGGGTTCTCGGTGGTGTCGCTGACCAGGGCGATGAAGCCGCGCCGACGCGCGAACAACTCCATGACGCGCATTAGCCGGCGTTGCAGACTATTGCCGCGGTGTTCCGGCAGCACACCGACACGCTTGAAATAGAGGGTGTCCGGATAATAGGTCGACACGATCACACCGAGATAAGCCGCAGGCAAACGCTTGTGGTAAGCGATCCACCACCAGCCGTCGGACGTGTCCACGACGGGCATCACCGGAACGAACGGTTCCTGCAATTCGCGGAGATCATCCGCGCATTCGTCGCCGTCAACCTGGCGAATGATGTACGGGGACGCGCGGCGATCCTTCAAACTGCGCATCCCCGTTCCTTCTTACTTCGCGGCGCGATCCGCCAACGCCTGTTCAATCACTTCGATCGCCTGCGCCTTGTTCTCGACGGCCCGCTGCGAAACGGCCTGCGCGATCGATTTCAGACGGGCGCCGTGGTCGTCGCGCCAGTTCTCAGCCAGCCCGTCAAGCGGATCGGTCGGACCAGGCGGCGGGGGCGGTGCACCCGGGGGCGGAGGCGGGGGAGCAGGAGGAGCCTCGAAAAGCTCGTGCACGGAGGGGTCGAAATCGGATTCGTTGATGATGGCGTAACTGTCGCCGGACTTGACACGAACGGTCGGAATGGTGTCGGACATGATAGAATTACTCCCGCGCGGCCACGGAAGCGGTAACAGTACCACCGCCCCAAGATTTCAGATTGGCACGTGCGCCAAGTAACGGAATTCCATTCGACGACACGAATAGCGTATCGTTGATTCCGGTTATCGATGTAAGTTCTCCCCAGTTCACACCATCGATTGTTCCCTCAAGAGAAACGATCGCCGACCATGCGGGGAACACGATTGACAGACTGATGTCAACTTTCGGCGTGTCGAACATGACCGCCGAGCCGGGACCGGTCGAACTTGCCCCATTCAGCGAAATTCCAGAGAGTGCCATTTGATTTCCTTAGACGGTGGACTCTATGAGGCGCACCCCGCGAAGGGTGCGCCCTTAGAAGCCGCCGGTGGATCAGCCGAGGACGATTGCCGAGAACTCGCCGTTGATCGTCTTGAAGCCCCAGGCCAGATGCAGTTCCCAAGAGAGCTGACCGTACTGCGCGATCTGGAGCATCAGGTAGGTCATACCCTTGTCGTCCGACACGAGCATCTGATCGATGGTCGGGTTCGGGGGCATGATCGGCGGGCGGAGGACGCCGACGACCGCGTTGCGCTCGAACGCGAGGTTGGCGGTGTAGGCGGTCGTGTACGAGAACGCGGCGTTGTCAGCCGCGGCCTTGCGCAGACCGGGGGCGCCGATGGTCACGACGTTCGCCGCGAGCGCGGAAACGACAACGTACTTGTTGGCGTCGCCCGCGATGGTGATCACGTCACCGGGCAGAATGGTGCCGGTGCCGGTGTCGACCGTGAGGGCGGTGGAGCCGATGCTATAGCCGGCACCGTTGTTGATCAGATGACCGGCGCCCGTGCCGGGGGTGTGCAGACCGATACCGGCCGACTCCGACAGACGGAAACCCATCTGCGGCAGGAACTCACCGCTCCGGCGCTCGGCATCGCCACCAGCCTGATAGGCATTCTGCAGGACGCCGAGGTTGCGCAGGTTGAGACCGGCGGTCGTGTCGAACACCATCTGGAGGTCGGCCTTGGGCGCGCCGTTGTCCACGAGGATCTTGCGCGCATTGGTCAGCGCGGTCAGATCGGTGGCGAACGGCGCAGTGCCCGCGATGCCGTAGGCGCGGGACGCACCGACCTTGACTGCAACCGCGGCATCGACTTCACACTCGTTGCGGAGGGTACGCATGCCCTGCTGAACGAGCTGGGAAACCCAGTCCTGATCAATCGTCGCATTCGCAAGCGAGCGCTGCTGTTCGCCGGTCAGATGCCAGGAGACCTTGCGGCTCTTGGTGATCGTGACGTCGATCTTGGCACCGGTCGAGTCGTCGCCGGTCGAGGTCGTCGCGCCGGGGGTGAAATCGGCAGCGGCGCGGGTCGGCGCGACATCGACGGACACATTGTCGCCCTTGGCAACGCCCTTGTCGTCGAACGAGGTATTGATCGCGCCGACGACGCCGAACGGCTCCGCAGCGACTTTTTTGGCCGCCGAAAACAGAGTCGGCGCAAGCGTGGTCAGGGTATTGGACATGAATTCTCCGTGGCGCTACAGCGAGCGCGTTGATTCGGTTTTGCTGGTGAGAGCGCCGCCGGATCCCCCGGAATGGAGCTTCAAAAGGGCATCACGCCCAAACGTCGCCGTTAAGCAGACGTATAATCGCGGTGACGCTACCAGACTTTATGTTGAAAGTCAACATAGCTCCACCGCGGGTCGTATTTAGCCTACGATCTTGAAGCCCGCCTGCGTGGCCTTGGCTGCGCGATCCTTCGGCGAGAGCGCATCGAACTCCGCCTTGGTCATGGTCACGCCGCCACCGCCGCCACCGTTCTTGTGCGGTGCGCCGCCGCCGCCCGCGCCGGAGCCCTCGAACAGATCGGGGTACGTCTTGACCACGTCTTTCATCAGGTCGTCCAGCGTCGCGAAGCCGTCCGGACCCGTGCCGATCATGGGGCTTTTGCCATCGGCAGCCATGATCCGACGCACCGGCTCGCCGTTCTCGAACTTGAGTTCGATGCGATCACCGAGGATCTTCGGCAGCATCGCCAGGCCGGTCTTGGTCGCCTTCGCGGTGGCCAGGGCGCCTTTCAACTCGCCATCGACGATCGCCTTGCGGGCGGCCGTGTAGGCGGTATCGCGTTCCGCGACGAGCGCGGCTGCTTTCTGTTCGGCGGCGGTCTTGTGCTGCACAAGGGCGGCGTCGAATTCTTCCTTGGTCTTGCCCTTGTTGAATTTGCCCGAGTCGAAATCGGCAATCAGCGTCTGGACGTCCTCGACGCTCTTACCGGCAACGGCCGTCTCCCAAGCGGTGAGGGCGTGACGACGCTGCGCCGCCTCGTTGTTGGCCTTGGTCAGCGCGTCGCGCGGGACATAGGTCTTTTCGAGGCCGGTCACGGCAAGATGGAACTTGCCGTCCTTTTCGGTGTATTCGCTCCGGAACGCTTCCGGTACGGTGTCGATGGTATCAACGATCAATTCCAAAGCCATTTCAGCATCTCGCTGTTAGAACCGGCATCCCGCCGGCAGGGTCGTCTACTAAGGGCCGCTGGCGGCGGTGGCATCGTATCGCCAGATTGTCCGAGGACTGCCGCTTTCGAACCCTTTCGGTATCGAACGGCCCAATCGTCTTTAACCGCTCGCTTTTTCGCGCAGTTGTTCGGTGGTCAGCGGCCGGCCCGACTGGTCGAGCAGATCGCGGAAATTGATTTTGCCACGGCGCCACAGGTCCGCGGCGGTCGCGCCGAGCGATGTATCCTGGCGCGCGGCGCTCTGTTTCTTTAGCCACGCCTCGAAATTCATCGATGCTGGCACCTGGCCGTCCATGCTCGCACGCGTCGTCTGCGGGATTTCGTCCATGTCGATGCCGAGATCGCGCCAGGACTTGAGCACCGGAACGCTGGTCGAGCGACAGCCCCAATGCAGCTTGCCCGGTCCCTCGAGCCATGCCGGCCCGCCGTCCTTGGACTTGTGCTCGGCGTCGTTGCTGTAGTGGTGGCCGTCGCGCGTGAGGCACCAAATCGACGTCCGCGTGTCGAGCGTGGCGTGCCACTGCAAGGACGCGATGATGTCCGAATTGTCCTCATACATGGCTTCGCGACCGGTGTTCGCTGCCGCCTGCACCGAGGCGCGCACCAGGCGCTCCGCCGAATTGCGGGACACGTCCATGATGCCGGACTGCCCCGCTTTGCCGCGTACACGCGCAATCAGGTCGGCGTTGCTTTCCCCGAGCGCGACGCCGCGCCGCATCTCGTCGGCGAACTTGTTCTGCAGCCCCTGCGCCTGGCGCGACCACCAATCTGATGACGCCGCGCCTTGGATCAGCACGTCAGACGCGAGATTTTCGAGACCCTTGCGTGTCAGTCCGCCCGTAACGAAATCAATGTCGATCGACGTGTTGATCGCACTGGCGGTCCAGACGTGTTCTTGGTCAACGATCTCGCGGATCTCTTTCGTCATCAGCGCGGACGCGTCCCGATACGACGCGCGGATCGCGCCGCGCACCGCGTCAAGCAGTTTTGTCAGGCGCTTTCGCTGCGCACTGATGCTGCCGACTCCGGTTGGGTCGTTCTTGGCGAGCGCCGCGACCAATTCGCCTTCAAGGTCGTTCAGGATCGCGAGCACCTTGTTTCGGGTGCCCGCCTCAAGGCGCAACAAGTCAATCGCGCGTTCGACGTAGAGATCGACGAGCGTTTCGTTACTGCTTTGCTTGGTGGTGGTTACCATGGGCTACGCGGCGCTCGCCACGGGCTTTTTGGGCGGCCCGCCGAGGTCCATTCCGTTGCCCGGTCCTGCGTCGAGCGTGGGCGCCTCTGCCTCGACGCGCGATTTCTCGACTTCCGGATCGAATGAGTCGGACAGCGTGCCACGGCGTTGCAATTCTTCCCACATGGTCTCTTGGCTGAGTTTGCCACCGAGGCAAAGCTGCGTGAGGAATTGCAGATCGAACCGGTTGCCGCTGATGCCGAAATCCTTGCTGACCATCAGGTCGCCGGCCTTCGGCTCAGTACGGTTGGCGAACCGCGCCATGCTCTGCACGGCCTGCGTCAACGCGTCTTGCAGCGCCGTGGCCATCATGGCGAGCGGCGAGTTCTCTTTCGCGTCGTCGCGAATTTCGCCGGTCGCAGACTGCCCCTTGGTGTCGTCGATGAGCAACTGGAGCCCCATAGCTTGCATTTGAATCTCAAGCTTGGTCAGATCCTTGTCGCCTGCGTCGATTGCCTTGCCGGTGTGCTCGACATAGGTCAATTTCGCGTTCTCGTTGGACGACTGGACCATTTCGGCCGCGCCGATGATGAGCTTGTCATCCGCGCTGAACCCGGCACCGAACAGGATCGGCACACGCGCGATGTGGAGAATGTTGCGCTGATCGCTCGACGACTGCCAATGCGCGATGTTGAGTTCGGCGAGCTTGGCCAGGGGCGGGCACGCCTTCATGAAATCGGTGCGGTTGGTGTAGACCGGGAAAAGCTGGATTTCCGGCTGGCTGATGGTGCCGTTCTGATAGGTCACCCACTCCGCCGCCTCGTCCGTGCCATTCTTGCGGAACGTCTCCCAAGTGCAATCCGCCACGCCGTCGACCCGCGACACGACGCGGATTTGATCAATGTCGACGTTGTCATATGGGTTCTTGGGATCTTCCTCGCTGGTGCACTCCTTGATCCGAATTTGCGTCAGCGTCTCGACGCCGGCGATCATCTCGGATTTCCAGCCGATCAGACTTTCGAGTGGGATATTTTTGAGATAGGGGCGAATGCCGGCTTGCTGCTCGTCGGCGATCGTGGCCGGAGCACCGTCGACGCGCTGCACGGCCGGCGGCATGTCCACATAAATGAAGCTGACGCCGGGCTGCATCGCGTCGAGAAAGACGTCACGGGCGAACACGTTCAGATGCCGGCCGGCGTTGTCGATGTTGTCGAACAACGTCTGCAGTTCGCTATCGACGCCCTTTTCCACGGCAATCGGCTTGGTGAACACCTTGCCGGTCATGTCGCTGACCGTCTTGGCGGTCGCGCCGAACAGAAACGAGCGCTTTTTGCGCGCCTCGTAATTGGCGACCGACTCGGCTTGCTGCCGCGGCAGGAACTCCTCACCGGCCGCGCGCATGGCCTTGGTGCCGGCGACGAGCAACCGGATCGGCCGCGCGTCCGCGACCATTGCGGACTGGACATCGGTGGGCGTCGAAACATTTTTCTGTGCCATTAGAATCGCAGCTCCTGGCGTGTGGTGGTGGTCGCGCGGCGCACAGATTCGAGCGCGTAGCGCAGGGCATCGATAACGTGATTGTCTTTGTCGTCGAGTTCAGGCAGCACCGCGCCGGTTTTCTTGTCGGTCTTGTAGGCGTAGAGGCGCAGTTCTTTTTCCGCGTGCTTGCAATCTGGATGCACGACGATGTCGTAACCCTGCAGGAACGAAACGCCTTCCTCGACGCTGTTCGGACCCTTGACGGCCGGCTGCATTCGCGAAAAGCCGGTGCGTTGCAGAAAGTCGATCGTCTGCGGCTCGGCGCTGTCGGCGGTGATCTGGTATTTACGCGCGATCGATTTCCAGTTCGGGTCCTTCGCACGCGCGATATTCCAATCCGGATCGATCTTGTCGAACAGCGGGCCGCGGCGATCGATGCCGACGCCGAGTTCCCAAACCTCGCGCCAGATGTAGAGCGTGCGGCCGATGATGAAGCAGCACACAAGCACACTCGGGTCGATCGTGAAGCCCCAATCGGCGCCGAAGTAGAGCGGCGTTCCCGCCGGCGGCGCGTCGAAACGCTCCACTTTCCAGTTGCGGAAAACCTGCGCATCGGAATTGCGCCGGTAGCCGCCACACCAGACATGATTGTACTTTTCCGAATCGCGCGCCTTGTCGCGTGCCATCTGCTTGCGCAGATCCTCCGGAAACCAAGGGTTGTCCCAATAATTGACCTCGACGCAAATGAAGTCGGGATCGTTCGCGTTCTCGCGAAACAGCGTGTCGACCGGGTCGGTGTCGAGATCGGGGTTCCACGTAAAGCGCTGAATCGTGCCGGGCTTGCGGAATGTCGGAATGGCCAATTCGAGCGAGCGCTTGGTCAGAGACTGCGCTTCCTCGTACCAGGGCCGATTGAACCCCTCGAGCGACTTGATCGACGTCGCCGTGTGGTTCTGCAGCCCGCGGAAAATCATCAGGCTATCGGTGGCGGGGCAGACGATTTCCCGGTCGGTGATCTTGAATTCGCTCCGCACGCCGTAGAGGTCAATTTTGTCCTCGACGAGCTGCTTGACCGAATCCTTAATTGAATTCTGGACCTCGCGGACGCACGCCGCGCGGACGTGCTGCGAGACCATTTCCTCGACGAGCAGACCCGCGACCAGATGCGACTTGCCGCCGCCACGGCCGCCCTTGGAGCCCTGAAACGGCTGCTTACCGAGCATAGGCAGGAACGCGCGCGGCGTCGGAATGTCCAGTGTGCGGCCGGGCATCATGCTGCGGGCGCTTCCGGCGGGGAGGGATCGACAACGGTTCGGGTAATGGCCACGAGCTTTTCCGCAGTCGCGCCCGGCGCCTTGGCCGCCTTGCCCTGGCCAACCGCACCCAATTCCTCGGCGATTTGACGCATGACGGCGCGGGCCTCGGAGAGCTGGTTATTGCCGCGGTAAAACTGCGCGTCCCGGCTGAGCGCGATCAGGCGCGCTTGCTGTGCGGCGAACGGAGCCGATTCGGGGTCGAGCAGGACCCGTTCGCGGGTCGCCTTGAACAACTGGAACAGATCGAACGACACCGCGCCATTCGACGGGTCGAGCCGACGCACGTCGTTCTCGTCGCATTTCGTGTCCGGAAACACGGCGGCGAAATCCAACACGATGGAACGCGGAGGCTCAAAGGCAGCAAGCTTGCGCACTATGAACTCTTGCTGCGGTTTGGTGTGACTGTTGGCCATTCCCTGGCAATACTAGTCGCGCCCATCCCGAGCGCATGTAATGCCTATTTACATCATCGTATGGTGATTGTCAACATATCACCCGGGCAAATTTCCGACCCCTAGCATGACGGGCGGGTGGCCGTTTCCGTAGACGCAGAGCGTGACAGGGGCGCCGGCGGCGATCGCCGCCATTTCGTCGGGCGTCGGAAACCAAACCGAGTGCATGAGCAGGGCGTCTGATTCGGCAGGCTCGGCGCGGATTGACAGCGACGAGCAGTTGCCATCGCGGGACTTGTCCCAATCTCCGGGAGCGCCAAGCGTGCAATTCGCGCCTTCGATGCGGCCGGGGATCATGAGTCCCTCAGTTTCTTGAGCCAACGGTCGGCGTTGCGCCGGCGAAGGTCGGTTCGATCCCATTCGACCGCAGTTCGCACGCCTTCCGGGGTCAACGACGCGTAGCCGTGCGCGTGCCAAGCGAGACCGGTGCGGCACAGTTCGGATCGACCTTGCTTCGAACAAACGTTGCCGTCCCAAGTCGGGCCGTTAACGTAGAGTTGCCCGAGCATTTCGATTGCCGCTGACGATAGCGCTTCGACTTTGAATATGCTCATCCCCGCCTCACTGGCGGCAGTCCCGCCACCAAATTGCTCCGGACGCCCCAATGCGTGCCGAACCCGGGGATCTGGAACGCCGATGCCGACACGCTGCGGCAGCCGCGAGACTGCCAGAACCGCACGATGCGCTCGGCGAGCGCTTCCGCGCCGCGTTTGGTGTAGAGGTCGTCAACTTGCTTTGCCATGGGAACAGGATGGCAAACGATGTGTTGAAAGTCAACATAAAAATCGATTGCGTCGGCACATTCTCAGGGAGAGTGCGAGAGTGCCGACTGGTTGGCCAACCTAATCTCTTCGGCCTCGTATGTCCCTGATTGCGGCGGGGGCGCCAAAAGGTTGCGCAGGTCGCAAGTACCTTCAATACGGTCCTGCGCATATTCCGGCTCGCGCCCGGAGATAACCTTGGCGTAAATCACATCTGCCGGGCGGTTCCCCTTGAGGCGCGAGATCGCGCGCTCCCGGGTCTCCGAGCTTACTGCGACGACGCACAGGCCTTCGCTCCGGCCCTTGTAGGCAATCTGCCAAACCTTGTAAGTCACTTCATCGCTCCTTGCCCAGCAGCGGCTTTGATCCGGTCGATAATCTCCTGGGCGGCCTCGACCTTGCATTGCTCGCCGTAGAGCTCGCCATAGCTCATGTGAGCGGCCGCTATCTCAGCCTTGAGCTTCACGTCCTCGGCGATGGAGATGCAGGCTTGAGCGGTGCTGTCGTCCATTTTGTCCTCCCAGATGTTCGCTTACAGCCGCACAGGGCAGGGCGGCAGTATTGCCCCCTCCCGCCCGCGCGGCAAGTGGCGATAGACATATGCCCGCGACACCGCCAGCTTCTCCGCGATCGCGACCGTCTCTTTCCCCGCCAAATGCAGCGCCGCAATCTTCCGAGGTAAATCAGAACGCGTCTTGTGGACCTTGCGCGGCCGATCGGGCCTGTGCTCCCGGAGGACCGAATAGACGTAGCCGGCGGAGCGCTCGACGGCCGCAGCGATTGCGTCCGCAGATTGTCCGCGGTCGGCCAAGGCGAGGATTTTTGAGACGATGGGGTTCTGCATGGTCAGTTCGCGACTGTTTGACGATACCCGAGGGACGGCAGTCGAATATCAACGACCGTAAAGCTTGAAACTTCTGACATATCTTGGTCGAAGCGGACCGACAAGTTAGGCATGGATGCGCGGCGATACTCATCCAGAACACGCCGTTCGAGCGAATCGGGGTCCATGAATCGCACCGTGTCGGGTGACAACGTGATCGTGATAGGTTCGAACGGCCTCGTGACCTGAGACACAGCTTTAAAAATTTCCCGCCTCAGAGTGCCGCTAATCTCGCGGCCGATCTGTTCCATGAGATGTTTGGAAATCTCTCTGCCCATGAAATCTTCCATGGTCCTGACGGTACGCCGAAGACTCGCAATAGCGGCTGCGGCTGAATTGAGTTCGGCCTTGAGCGGCGCCGTCAGTTCATCCTCACGTCGCTGACGTTGAGCGCGCATCTGTTCAAGCAGGGGAAACTTTTTCACGATTGCATCTCCATTTCGCTCAACCCTACGCGGCCTCAATGTTCACTGTCAACATAAATCTGATTACGCCGCACTCGGCGGCATGGGCACCGGCAGCACCGCGCCCCCGACCGTGACCTGCAGCACCGTGGTCCGCGACGCGCCGTTCGGCTTCAACAGCCCCGCCACCGCGCCGCCCTCGCCACGGATCCACCGCGCGTCGATCGCGTGGTTGGAGAGGGCCGACGGAAGCGCCCATTCTGTACCGTTGTTGTCCAAGGCGAACATGTCCTCACCTTTGGAATACGTCTTGCGAATCGGGATCCATCCGCCGGCCTTCTCCGAGACCGGACGAAACGCCGCGATCAGCGCCGCACCCGACGGCGTTTCGAGCAGCTTGGCGCCGCGCGGAGCCGCACCTTCCACCGTGCCAAGCCGCATGTCGTGCCTACATTCGGGGCAGTCCAAAGTTCCTTTGGGAATGTTGGCCAGGCAGCCCGGGCAAAGCTTGTGGATCGGCTCGTCGCAGTTCCAGCATTTGACGGCGGCCGAGCCGTTGCGCTTGCCGCACGCCTCGCACGAGACGAGTTTGGCGCCGATCAGTTTCGGTCGCAGAAAGTCAAGAGGACCGTGATCGTCCACGTTCCCGCCCCAATCGAAAAGAATTCCGTCCGCCTTCCCAGCAGCAATACTCGCTTCAATGTTGCCGCCGATGGTTCGCAAAAGACGACCGATAATTTGAACATATTTGCCGAGTGATTTCGTCTTGAAGCGCATTGCCAGTAGGTCAACGTGCTGAACATCGAACCCGACCGTACAAACGTCCTTGTTAACCAGGGCTTGCGCTTGCCCGCTTCGGAACATCTGAATATTGCGCGTTCGCTCGGCGTCGGACATCTCACCGACTACCATGACGGCGCGAATGCCCCATTGATTCAGGCGTTCCGTCATCGCCTTTGCGGCCTTAACCGACGCCTCGAATAGTAGCCAGCCGCGCCGCGTGTCGCGGTGCTGAACGAGTTGGGCGCAATGATTGTCCATTTGCGCGATCATCTGCGCATCTTGCGATTCACCAGTGTATTCACCCTGACGAACGCGGAGCCTGGAAACATCAATTGCGTCATATGTCGGCGCGGTGAAGGCCGGCACCAAATACCCGTCACGGATACCGTCAACAATCGAGTAGGTATATACGACCTTCTCAAACTGCGCCGCTTCACCTTCGACTAACGATCCGCCCTGCAAACGATAGACTGTTCCAGAGAAGCCCGGAAACCGAGCGCTAGGGAATTCGCGTCGAAACTCCCGATACATGCCGTTGTCGCTCGGCGGTATCAAATGCGCTTCGTCAGTGAAGATGTTCTGCACCGGACCAAATGAGCGAGCTGATTTATAGACGCTCTGAATGCTTGCGCTAATAACCGGAGCGCGCCATGTGCGTTCGCCGAGCGACGCCGCATTGACCCCAACTTGCAGGCCGAGTTTACGGCAGGCTTCGGCGTTCTGCTCGACCAGTTCGCGGGTATGAGCGAGAATGATTGTCCGTTCGCCGCGTAGCCATGCACGCCGCGCCAGCTCTGCCATGGTCAGAGACTTGCCGGAACCGACGCAAGAATCGACCAGCGGGCGCGTCATGCCGATGCGATAAGCATCTTCTACGGCGTCGGCTGCCGCAATCTGATTGGGGCGGAGGGTGATCACGCCGCGTGCCCGCTCGCCAATCCCAACCCGTGATGGTGCGGATCCTTGCGCCCCGCCGGCTTGCGCACAGTCCCGTATTGCGTCCGGTCCACTCCTCCCGTCAAAGCCTCGAGGCGCGCCTGCTCGTATCCCATCGCCTCGCGAATGTGTCCGCGAAAGCGCAGGAACGCATGACCAATCCGCTTCGGCTTCGGACCTTCCCATACGGCGATCGACTGCCACCGCGCGGCGCGCGTGGAGAGGGGACGCCAGCAATAGCGAACCACGGTTTTGCCGTAGTGCTTGACCACGGCGACATGCCATTCGTGTTTGTCCACGATGATATTCGGCGTGCGGTAAAGGGTGGTCATTTTACCAGCCCACCACTGGACTGAAAACGTGATGCGCGAACGCCGCACATGCGCCGATCTCGACCGCGAGGATGACCAGCCACTTCATCGTGCGGCCTGTTCGCGCGCGATCGCGTCAGCCTCGGCGAATGAGCATCCCGCGGTGAGCAGGAGCGTCAGGAGATATTGATAAGTTTTGGTAGGGAGAGGGTGTTTCATGCTGCGACAATGAAACAACGAATGTTCATTGTCAACATAAAAGTGTTGCGTGGGTCAAAATTGTGGGGTAGGTTTGCGCTCGTCACCCCAAGGAATTGAACCATGAAAGTTTACGGCATTTCTCGCAATTGCAGAGAGGCGCACAACACCACGGCAATCTATTCTTCTCTTGAGAAAGCAGAGAAGGCAAGAGACGCGCTGCGCATCCAAAGATCCTCGCCGTTGGAGGATGACTGGATTATCATGGAGTATGAAATCGATGTTGACGACAGCGCCGAGGTCGCCGCTTAGCTACGACGTCCGTTTTCGGATCTGCGTCTGCTTGATGCGCACCGCCGATCCCGCGCCGGCGGCCGATCCCTGCATGTAGACCCGCAGCGAAATCGTCGGCGAACCCGACTTGGCTACCACCGTGAATTTTTCCGTTCGCATGTCGATCGTGAAACCGTCCGTCCCGATCGCGACGTTATTGAGCGCGGTTCCGCATTGAACGGTGTACGAGGTCGTACCATCGAAAAAGATGACCTCGAGGATCACCGTGGCAAGCGCTGTACCACCGCTGTCAACCGTGATGCGGGACATTGCCTGCATAATGTCGCCGATGCTGAAATTGGCCGCCGCACCATCCTGGCGCAGACGGAAGGCATCGCCCGCCGCAGCAAACGTCGGCGTCACGACGACCTCATTACCGGGACCGCCGTCCGATGTCGCCTGAACCGAGATGGTCGCGGTCTGCGTGCCGCTGCCGCCGTTCACCCGCTCCAATGTCCAGTTGCCCGGCGCGGTGCCCGTGCCGCCTGGTCCGACCGTTCCGCCGGTTGCCGTTACGAACAACGGATTGGCGAGCTGGTTGAGTACCGAGATCGTGGTGATCTCGTTGACATCGGTGGGGAGGAACGAGACCGCCGGGAAATTGTCGCGAATGTGAGTTTCGAACGCGATACCGACCTTGTAGCCGCCCAAATGACCTTCGTGGATGCCGCTGCCGGACGCCTCTTGCGCATAACCCGACTTGAACCGAATGGTCGTGGTGGACGAGGCGGCAGGGTCGCGCATTTCCTTCGCGAGATCGAACAGAACGATGCAGGGATAAAGTTCCGCAAGATCCCTGAGTCGCTGATTGTACTCATTGAGCGCGGCGATTTGCGACGCCACCAGCGTTTCCGCACCGGGGTCGAGGCAGATCGTAACGATACGTCCGCCGGCACTGATGAAACGCTGAACGCAATACTGCATGAACTGTGCGGCAATATTGGCCACGTTCGTAAGATTAACATTAACCCCCTGATTGGGGCCGATCGTGTTAACTGTGGTGTATCCGGAAAACGCCTGCGACACGTCGTTGAGGCCGCAGAGCAAGTAGAGATGACCGGCGCCGCTGTCGATGCAAGTCTGAAGGCGATCAAGCATCTGGTCGGCGCGATTGCCGCTGACACCCTGTTCTACGATGAACAGGCGCGAGCCCGAACGCCAATTACCCCAATTGAAATGGTTGTAGGTGGTCTGTCGAAGCTTCGCAGTCGCATCCGAATGGATCTGCGCGCCACGACTGTCGGTGAGAATCGCCGTAAAACCAATGGGACGTCCCAAGAGAGTGAACGCCGCCGACTCGTCGTGGAGCGTGTACAGGATCGTTCCCGATGACGGCTCAATCCGGTAGCGCCGGCGGGCAAGGAACGGTCCGATAAAACGCGTGTTATTTGCCAGGGTGATCACGCTGTTCGAGGCCGCGATGGCCGAACCGTCTGCGCCTTCCTGACCGATAAAACGAACAATGCCGGCCGCGACGTCGGCCGTGATGGTCATCGTCTGACCGGGGAGCAGATCGACAACGACCGAATTACCGCCTGAAACTGTCGGCATTTACGAGGCTCCGTTCGTGAGTTGGTTCAGCGCATCCTTGGCCGCAGCGACACCCTGTTCGGCATCGGTCAGAATCGCCTCGTGACCGTCGAACGCCTCGTCGCCGTCCACCTCGAGGGCGTCCCACGCCGCGTTCACCTTGTCAGCTCGAGCCGCCAACTTGGCCGGCACGGCCTTGGCGCGCTCAGCGAGGCGCTTGAATTTGTCCTGCAGCACGATGGCTCCTGCGATATTGGCGGCCGTGGAAACGATTTCGGTTGCGCGGGGAAGGGTGGCTTTGAGCGCGGCGACCGCCTGGCTGTCCGTGGCATGGCGCACGGTGCCGATGACGGTCTCGATGCGGTAATGGCCGGGGCCGACCCGCAATGGCGATTTGGCGGAAACGGTCCATTGGCCGGCGGTGCCGAACACGGTTCCGTAGCTCCCGGCATCGGCCGTGACGGTCAAAACGTCGCCATCTGCGACGGTTACATGCTCGGGAGCGGTTGGCATTACATGACCGAACTCGGAACTGAGAAACAGCCCGGCCGCAGCCAAGCTTATTTGGTCCGCACGGTATCAGCGTTTATGTTGAAAGTCAACAAACGGCAGGCCGGAGGCGAACGGAAGCCGCTCGGGCGCGAGGGGCGGGGCAGGCGGGCACGCCACTGTAACCTGCTTGGGGCAACTCGGCGCGATCGGGTCGTCGATGTCCCACGCCAGACGGCAGACGGCGCAACGGATCGTGTGCGGGTCGTGGCGCTCGGGGCGCGCGTAGCAGATGGTCATGCGTCATTGTCGGGCGCCTCGTGGAAATTGTGAATGAAGCCGATCGCCTCGACGGTCTGCCGCTGCGGCCGCAAGCGCGGCACGTTCGGTTCAGTGTCCGGAATGCGCCAGATCGAACGCCCTTTGACTAGGTGAATGCGGATCGGTCGACCAGACGGATGCGGCCTGCCTTTAGGCGTCATGTCAGCACCGCCACGATAACGAGCACCACCGCAATCGGAATAGCCCAAGGTGCAACGCCGAACGCAAGAGCGCCAAGATTGGCCAGGAGATCGCCGAGCGTGCGGTTCGGAATCAGCATGTCGCCACCTGATGCGCCCGCGCCAGAATCGCCAGACTTGCCACCAGCGCGCGCGACTGCCCCAACGCGTCATTGAGCGCGATGTGCGGCGGCGGGACGGCGTAGTCTTTCGGGTTGATGCCGGCGAGGTCGTACAGAGTGCGCGTGTCGCGGACCTGCCAGAACTTCCACGGCGAGACCATGCCCGCGCGGCGGTAAAACTCGTCCAGCAATGGACAGTCGAACGTCGCGCCGTGGCACCAGATCAGCCAATCGTCGCCGCCGGCGGCCCACTGGATCCAGTTCGAAATGTACGGCAGCGCCTGCGCGACGGGAACGGGGTTCTCAGTGACGCGCGACCAAATACCGGGCGATTTCGCTTCCTGCTCGCCCCACCAGGCATGTGTTGCGGGATCGATTTCCATACCCAAGGCGACTTGGTCGGGAATGGACAGATTCAGGACCATGTGCGCTTCGTCGGAGCAGCGCACGAACGCGGCGGAGATCACCACGGCGCCGGGGCGCGTGCCGAGCGTTTCGATGTCGGTCATGATGTGGGTTGTCATGGACGCCTCGCGAATGCGTGCAGCACGAGCGATCCGCCGTGCAAAAGAACCGTCCCGATGTATTTCCCGTCGAACGACGCTGGGCAGGGATGACCGGTGCCACAAAGTGCAATCTGCACCGACTGAGTCGCTGTGATATCGGTGTTCACCCGATACCAAAGACAGGGCTCGCCGAACTGCTCTTGAACGCAAAGCGGTTCAGCGTCGAACGGTAGCGATAACGTCTGCACATCGGTCACAACGAGCCGTTGCTTATGAACAGTAATCATCGGGTTTCGGTCCTTCACTGAGCCAGTCGTTCCAATTTCGGGGTGCCATGGGAAAAGCCTGATCCTCGTCCCACGCGCATTCCTCGCATTTCCACTCGTCGCAGATCACGCCCACGCCGACGTCAATCTCGTTTCGCCAGCAATGAGAACAGCACTCAGGACAGCGCATCTTCCACCTTGCGCAGCAATTGCCGCGGATCAGAAACCAATTGGTGATGTACAAGCCCCGACAGGAGCCAATAACGCACATCGGTTAGCGCGGCTTCGAGTTGTTCAACCTGCCAAGCGAGCCCGTCGACGTCCTCTTGCATGGCTTCCTGATGCGTTCGCCACTTCGAGAGCAACAGCCGTTTCTTTGTTTCGCCAGTAGCCATGCCGCCAACAGTAAACACGCCATGCTGATTGTCAACATTAAATCGATGGTACGGCGCATTTATTTAGGCAGCGGCACAGGGCAGGGCGGCGCAAGCAGCAACGCCATGAAGCGCCGCAGCTCGTCGGCGTTCATGATGTAGTGCCGCGGCGCGTCCTCGGCGCCCATGACCGTTGCGCCGGCGCGGCAAGCCGCCTCGTGGATGCGCTCAGCGTCCACTTTGTTTCGCGACCTTGCGCTTTTTCGCAGCCAAGCGTTTCTTGCGCCTCAGGTCGACGCCCAACTCAATGCAGGCATCGAGCGCGCGCGGGATCCGGTAGCAACTGGCAAGTGCGCGGAGCGCCTGCAATTCGTCGCGGATGTCCATCAGAACGGCGAGTTGGCATTGATCCCACTCGGTGATTTTCTCGCCGACGTTCCAATTGGCGTTCTTTCTGCGGGTGTCAGTCATCCTAGCGACCTCCATACCGACGAAACGCGAGCAGGAATTCCGCACGCGCGCGCGCCGGCGTCCAAAACTGCAGCGCGACGCCAATCGCCGGTTCGGTCGTCTGCGACCACGGCACGGGCGGCGGCGCCATCGCCTGGTCACGCTCGTCGGCGAGAATTGCCGTATCGAGGCGCTTCACTTCCGCCGGCATTGGCCAGGGCAGCATAAATCGCTCGGAGATCACGCGTTCCAAGCCGGCTTCGATCTCGAGGTAGTTCGTCAGGTGCGATTTGATCGGACGAATGACGTCCGACAGGTAGGCTTCGCTGGCGTCGTGCATCAGCGCGGGGAGCTGCATCCCGACCGGCGCGTGCGCAGCCACATGCACGCAATGCTCGGCGACCGAATAGAACCGCAGGCACTGCCCGCCGTAACGGCAGAGCTTGGACAGGGCGCCTGCAATGTCCTCGATGTCGACTTCCTCGGAACGCGGATCCAGCGGCCAGAACTGCTTGCCGGTGACGGTCTGCATCCAGTCGCCTTTGCGGACGCCGTGGCCTTTGAACTTGGTCTGATCGTGCTGCCAAGTCTCATTCATATCGCATCCCCTTCGTGGTTGATCTCGGCGCCGTAGAGGCGATTGGGTACGGGCATGCCGCAGGTTAGGCGCGAACAGTAGCGCTCCATTCCGCGAGATCCGCATTGTGTGCAGCGTTCGGGCGCATCGATGAATTCCAAAACGATCGGCCTAACGGCGCGTTGGCAATATTCACAGTCGCAATTGATCAACTGCACGCCGCGCGGATGCTGGTAGGTCGTCACAACTGCGCCCCTTCCACCGTCACCTTAAATGCGCCGCCCCAATCCGGACGCATCAGGCCCGCGCCGACCAGGCTTTCCAACTCGTCGAGGCGGATCGTTGCGGTTTTGCCGCCCGTCGACGTCGCGCGGATCATGGCGCCCTCGAAAAGCTTCTGCGTGCGCTCGACAAAATGGTCTTGGTGCAGGCGTAGGAAGCGGAGCTGTTCGGGCGAAAGGGTGGGTTCGCGAGAGGGCGAGCGATGAGAGTAGACGAGCACCGTTTCCACGTTCAAAACCCCCACACAATGCCGCACCACACCGACACGGCTGCCACGATCAACACCACGATTGCGCCGCGCGTATTCAGCATCGCCCCACCCATTCAGCACGGATCCTGCGCACCAGGCGCCGCGCGCGGTCGTCGGAAACACCAAGGTGCTGTGCGACTTCCCGCGCTGTGCAGCCAAGGTGCGTTTCCATGAAACTGCGGGCGCGCTCAACGTTCAGCGCCGCCGCGTAATGCACATTCGGCCGAACCGAATGCATCGCGGCAATGCGGGCCAGATGATTCACGTATTGCACACTCATGCTGTGATCCGTGTCGACGTCTGGCGGACCAGGCGCGCGCCCCGAGCGTAATCGTCCTCGGGCGGGTCGATCGTGACGGGCGCGGGCTTCGCCGCGTACATCGTGTGCCAGCGCTCGGTCAGGGGATCGTAGAATTTAGTCATGGGCGCGTTCGATCCAATGACGAGTGCGCATCGTACCGAGTTCGATGCTACCAACGCGTGTCGTGACGTTGACCAGGGCACCGCCAACCGATCGCGCCGATCCCATCTTGACGCGCACGATCGGTTTGAAGCGGTTGGCAATCCATTGGCCGTCGGTCTCACGGAGGGTCACCCGTCCATGCGAGATAATCTCGTGAACGGTGTAATTCTCGCCCGCGATCACCGTTCTCGAAACTTGCGCCGTTCGCACACAGCGCACGCGCATTCCGGGTTCGAGCGGGATCGGTTGCATCTCAGTGGCCCCGACGCCGCGCCACTTCACGGGCACCGCCACCAGCGAGCGCGGCAGCGCGATACCGCTGCGCCTTGGTCTCGCGCTTGATCCAGCGGGCACGCTGACGACGCATGCGGGTCGCGATCTGCTCGAGTTGGCCTGCCAGGAACGCCGGCAGGCGCGACGTGTCGAGCACGCCATCGAGGAATTGCCGCAACAGATGCGGGGTAATCGTGGATGGCGCGAGCGGCTTATGCATCTGGTCGGCTCCTGTTCGCGGGTTACTGTAAACAGCGTTTGTTGATTGTCAACATTAATTCACAGGCGCAGGCACAAAAATTCCCAAACGATAGACCGCCACTCCCGACACGGTCACAACGTCCCCGTCCTCGCTCTCAGCACACCCCACATCGTCCGGATCCGCACCACACTCCGCCGCCACGGTCTCGCAAACCCACGCCCAGGCGTCGCTTGGCAGGCCGCCGGCGAACCCGGCCGATGCCCATGGGCGGCCGTCGAGGTGCAGGAGCGATATGGTGCGGTGGGTGCGGGTCAGGTGGGTCATCAGACGCCCCACCGCGTTTCGCCGGGCTCGTCAGCAAACGTGCCGAGCGGCAGAGCCTTGATCGCAGCTTCCGCCTGTTCGGCGCATTGACGCGCAACGCCTTCCTGGCTGGCGTCGATCGCGCGCCATATCGCTGCAATCGTTTCTTCGCGTAATGTCTTTTGCATCTGCCCGCTCCATCCTGTTTACCAGGACTACAATAAGCGTCGTTTGTTGACTGTCAACATAAAAATGAAGTTGAATTGCGCCGAACGCGGCGAACAGGCGACCATGGGGTCAGGTGTTCGGCTTTTTCCAAGGATTTTCCGTGGTTTGAACGCAAAGAACACTAAGAACAGACTCTCTCTACTATAACTTTAGAATAGGGGTTATATTAATACCCGGGTATAATACATTAGTAACCATATAGGCGTCCAAACGCTTCGTAGCAAAGTGCCGTTCTAACTGTTCGGAGGTGTTCTTTCTGTTCGGACACTACACTATGATACCACCGCAATGTAAATCCATTTTACATTCAACAAAGTTATTTGGTCCGAAACGGCTCTACATAAATCTGCGATGTCTCAAAATGAAACACTTTCTGCCCGGGTAAAATTACCATTCAACATATTGTTGCACTAGCGATCCAATGCGCTCGAATTAAAATGCGCGCATGAGAACCGTAATTGTCACCCTCTGCGCCCTCCTGCTCGGTGGTTGGACCGTCACCCGCGAGCGTGACCGCATGACGGATCGCGAGTTGACATGGGCATCGAGCCAAAGCGGAGGCGCTACGCTGCTCGTGGGCTGTCTGAATGGTCGGGTGAGCCCGCGCCTCATGTGGAACGAGCGCAAGGGCTGGGGTCGGGGGATCGGCGTGTCCTGGCGAGTGGACAACAGCCCTGTGGCGATGACCACGGGCGGGTATTTCAGCGAGGACGGAACGACGCTCTACGCATGGCCCGGAACGTTCGAGGGGCAGGTCATGGGCGAGCTGCGACGCGCCAAGCGGATCAGGGTGTCGCTGGGGCGCGAAATGCTCGACTTCGATCTGTCGGCAGGGGTGGGATGGCCGGAAAAGTGGGGACGGTGTTAGGCGGCGGGATACTCAGCGGCGAGCCAAGCGCGCGCCTCATCGGTCATGCGACCAGCCTTGAGCATCAGGCGAGCCATCGTCTTATCGGACTTCTGCTTGCGGCACTGTGCGATGCAATCTTGAATCTGTTCCAGCGTGCGCAATGGAATGCCTGCGGCTTCCGCATCGGCGCGAAGCTGATCGCCAACGGTGGCGAATTGCGAGGGGCGGCGAAAGGCTGAAACGTAGGTCATGGTGTCGGCTCCGTGTTTGTGAAGCCAACCTAGTCCGCTATATGCTGACTGTCAACATAAATTTGAAGTCAATGAGCGGAAATGTCCATATAGGCGCCGATTATTTCGGCCGCGACTTGCGGGACGATCGCGTTACCGAAGGCGCGCAATTTACCCACTCGGGCGGAAACCCCATGAGCCAGGAGACGAATTCCGGGTTTAACGCGCCGGGCTTTTCCGTCGGCACCTGAGACATGCTGCGCGCCAGCCCACCAAGAAGCATTTCGTCCCTGCGATCTCCAGATCGGTTCGATTGACCGCCCGTCGCACATGCTACTGTTGGTGATGGAAACAGCACCACCCGCGTCACTTCCTCTGGAAGCCTGACCCCGCGCGCCATGTCCATGCGCTCCGCCAGTTTCTCGCCCTGCACCGAGCCCTTGCAATCCGATGCGGCTGCCGTCGGCCATAGGCTCGGGTTCGCCGCTATCATCAGCGCAACTCGCTGCGGCAGCGGGATCCCTGTGTCCTGCGGTCGAACCGTTCCCGATCCGCGCCGGCCATCCGCTGCCGTACTGGTCGGCCACAAACCACAATCGGTCCCGCCGATGGGGCGCGTCGACGGCACAAGCCGGGACAACGGCCGCCCCTGTGGTGTAGCCGATTGCTTCCAAGTCAGAACACACTCCGTCGAGCCAAGACTTGCCAACCGCTGCCGCAACCTGTTCTCCCATGACGACAGGGGGACGGCAACCGGCAATGAGGCGGTGGAATTCTGGCCAGAGGTGGCGTTCGTCGGCCTGGCCGGCCTGCTTGCCGGCGACGCTGAACGGCTGACATGGACATGAGCCCGTCCATAGCGGGCGATCGTCCGGCCACCCTGCAAGACGCGCAGCGAGCGACCACCCGCCGATGCCAGCGAAGAAATGGACCTGAGTAAATCCGGCAAGGTCGGCTGGCCGGAGATCAACGATGCTGCGACGGTTGACAACTCCCGGCGCGATGAGCCCCGCAGCAATAAGGTTCTCGAGCCAATCCGCAGCGTAATCGTCGATTTCATTGTACAGCGCCGTCACGGTTGGACTCGGGGAAGCGGAATCGGCGGAGGCAACGGCACCGGACACGCTGCCGCACCCTGGCGAATGCGCATTTCGACGCGGCCATTGGCGGTTTGCTGCGCCGGCACGAGCTGCAGGCAATCCTCGACGTTGTTGTTGGTGTGTTTGATCCAGACGCGATCGCGATGCGTGCCGACCTGCGCCTTGCGCCAGCCCATCTTGTCCATGAAGGCGCTGATGCGAACGTTCGCACCGAGGCCGGACATGCGGAACGCGTTCATCAGATCAGACGATAGGATGTAAAACGCGCCCGGCCGGTCGAACCAACTATAGCACATTTCCTCAACCGGTGAGACGTTGCGCGCCGCTTCCTGCACGGTCTCGGTCAGCGCCCATATCTCCCGCGGAATGGCAAACGACTCGCCCATCTCGTCGCGCCTGGCGGCCTCGCCGATCAGTTGTTCGATGTTGTCGCGGAGCCATTCAAGATCGATTTCCCCCGGCACATGGACGGGCAGAAAGCGACGGTTGCCGGAGGGATCGCCTAGCGGCTGGCGAACGTTCGACGTGCCGATGAAAACGCAGCGCCGCATGTTCTCCGTCGGCTCGGACTCGTATTTGGCCACGTATTCGTCTTTGGTCTCGGACAGGAACGTCTTGACGTCCTCGAAGTCCGTTTTGTTGAGGCCGGCCAGTTCCCCCAGCTCGACCACCCATTTGCCGGCGAGCAGCGGCAGGCTGCTTTGCTGCGACTGGCCGAATTTGAATGACCCGAGAAACCAGTCATCCTTGAGCGCCAGGATACGGCAGAGTGACGATTTACCGGTGCCCTGTTTCGGGCTGATGAAAATCACCGTCTCGGCTTGAACGCAGCCGGGATAGCGCGCGCGCCGCACCATACCGCCGAGCAGGTTGCGCCCGATCGCCCGGTGCAACACGTCGTCCGCAACACCACAGGTGCGGGAAAGCCAGGCATCAAGGCGCGCTTGACCATCCCATTTGCGAGCGAGTTCATAGACCTTGCCCTCGAGCGAGTCGTATTCGTCTTTTTTGGCTTCAACCTTGACACCACGGCGGAACACGTCGTTGGCGGGGTGGTAGTTGTAATCCGCGCTCTTGGCGAGCATCCAGAGACGGTCGAGTTCGTCCTGATCGAACCTGCGGTAGTCACCATCGTTGTGAGCGACTTCGGCCCGCTTGGGGAAAGAATCGAACCGGACCTTGTGGTTTGAAAGGGATAGAAAAATGCCGACGTTGTCGGAGATCGCCGAATCCGGCTTGTTCTTGCTGTCGGTGTGAAACGATGTCCGCATGTCGCCGTGCGTGGCGCGCGTGACCGAGATTTCGAATTGCTTGTTGTGCGATTCCAGCTTGCTCGGCGTGAGCGCACATCCAATACCGTTGATCCGATCGACGACCGCCTGATACGTGGCGGGATGCATGATGCTGAGCACGGACAGGACGCGCCAAACGCGCTGCTGCGCGAATGACTTTTTGACTTCGGCCATTGCCATGATGCGGGTAATGGCTTGGTTCATGCTGTCGAACAGGGCATGGTCGACGATCGCATCGGGAAGGCGCGGCGCGGGAACCGAGGCGTTCAGCGGAACGTCGCGGGTGGTCTCGAAAAAGGTCTCTAGGATGGGCTGACCGAGGTCCGCGACGTGCTTCTGCGTATTGCCGATCAGGCTGCCACCGGGAGCGGACAGGGAAGCGCCGGCGGAGGCGGCGATATTGGCCACGACATCGCCGAACATGGCCTGCGTGCTGCGGCCGATGCTGCCTTTCCAGCCGAGTTTATGGGCGCGCGCGAGGAACGACAGCAGCGTGACGGAATGCGCGTCGGGCTCGGTGGCGAAGCTGTCCCACTTGCTCGCAGCGGTCTCGGGTGTCACCGACGGGTCAAAAGTGAGTTCCCACAGCGGAAAGCCGGCATCCCCGAACTCGAGCTTGATCGCCATTCCGATCTGGAACCACGACTCATAATCGGCGAACTGCTCGCGCTCATTGAGCCAGGTCAGAAGCGTGGCCGTGGCGGCGGGGTCCAGCGAGCCGGGCTGCACGGTGGCGGAGCGCGGCGGCGCGGGGCGGCGGGTGCAATGTTCAATCAGCGCGGCGGGTGCGGGATAGGGCGCGGCGTCGGTGAGCAACTGGTAAGGGCCGCTCTGCTCGCCCTTGGCTGTGCCGTCGTAATAACTGCCGGCCGCCACGACATAGCCGATACACCGGATATTTACGTACTTTTTGATCGCGTCTGGCTGGCGCAGCGACTCGGGCGCGACGTGGTCCGGAACTTGAAAGAGGATGTGCCAGCCGCCTCGTGCCGATTGGGTGTGCGGCATCGCGACCGGGATGGACCACTCGGCGCACAGTGAAACCCACAGCGCCCACGCGGCGTCGCGCCCCAACTCGGACGTGTCCACGTCGACCACCAAAAGGCGCGAAGCGAACGCGACCAGGCCGAAATTGCATTGGAGTTCGGCGGACCAACGAGCCCATTGCGTGGGGTCGGACGAATGGTGACGCTTGAAACTGCCGGCGGCGCCGTCAACTGACCAGAATGACGCGGGGCCGGGGATCTTCGAGCCGGCGGGCAGCGGGAACAGCGCGCAGCCGTGGCGGGCGTAGAAATCGAGGGGCGCGAGCAAGGTGGTCATGGCAAAGGCACCGGGCAGGCTGGCCTGCGTACCTGATGCGTCGCGCCAAGCGCGCACTTCACGCCATCTGCAGCGGCTTTGCCGCACGCGCAAACACCACTCCACTCGGCGGTTTTGATCGACAGCGGAACGGGACAAGGGGGGAGGTGCATGGAAGCGGGACAGTACCGCCACGTATGTTGAAAGTCAACATTAAAGCAAAGGGCGCAATAAAAAGCGCCGGAGGTTCTTAGAAAAGGTGCGGTGATGCGCGCCGCAAAACGCAAGGGCTAGTATGAGCCGATGCGGGGAGACACTATCAGGGCCGCCAGCGTGTTCCCTTCTCGAGCATTTCTCGTATGAGCCTCCTATGAAGGCCATCTTCCGGGTCGATCCCTTTGGCGGCGAGTGCCTTGATCGTCTTGGTCAACTCTCTGGCGTCCGAAAGGGAAATGTGGTCGGGATGTTTCGGGTCCAGCACTCCGAGCCGCAAATAGCCGCGCTTGTCGCCGAGATGATAAGAAGCGTGGTAATTTACGACGCCGTCCTTGGTGATGAGCGCGCGCAAGCCGACGACCAGATCGTCCGAAACCGTCGTGCGGTCGAGCATGAGGCGCCTGGATTTAAGATCCTTCGCCATTGCGGCCAATGTGGCTTCGGTAAAAACCGACTCTTCAATTGATTGAAGCGCTTTCCGCTTGGGCACTGATTGTTCTCCTACGTCAAAAGTCTTACCGCGCTCCCTATCCTTGGCCATGCGAATTAATGTTGTCAATTCTTTTTTGTGTTGCAAATAAACAAAAAACGTTGGTGGCATGTAAAACGAATCACAACTCGGGAAGTTTTTTGCAATCCGACCGTGAATTTATGTTGACAATGAACATGGCGTGTTTACTGTTGCGGTCTGTTGCAACATTAACCGAGGAAATTCCGAATGAGCTTGAACGTCACTTTCCGGCGCGCTTCTATCGAAGCTGCAATGGAGTTTGGATCTCTGCGAGAACTCGCAGGCTACATCGGCGAGGATAGCGTCCTGCTGACCAAGATTTTCGGCGAGGACATGGAAATCGTCGTGAAGGGTCTGTCGGAAGGCAGCACGGCGCTCGCGGGGTCGGGTACGGTCGAGACCGCAGGCGAACAGACCGGCGAGACTACCCGGAAGCCGGGTCGCCCGAAGAAGAACCAACCCGACCCCGCGAGCGCACAGGCTCCGCCGCCGGCGCCGATCCCGGGTGCAACGCCGCCCGCTCCCGCTGCTCCGGCCCCCGATCTGGTCGCGCAGAATGCCGCCGCTGGCGGTGACGTGCCGGAGTACCTGAAGCGTGCCGCTCCGCCGCCGGCCCCTCCCGCACCCCCGGCGCCTCCGGCTCCGCCTGTCGTGCCGCCGTCCGGCATCCTGGCCGGCAAGGTGATTGCCAACCTCGAGCAGCGCGGCAGCGACGACAGCACCAAGAAAGCGCTCGTCGACTGGCTGGCGTCTCCCGCCTACGCGATCGTGACCGTCGGTTCGACCTTCGACGACACGATTTCGGCAATCCGTCTGATGCCCGACGACAAGCTGTCGGCGGTCGCCACGGCGCTCGCGGTCGCCTGAGGAAACGACGCGGGCGGGGCCGAATTACCCCGCCCATTTCCGGAGAATTTTCCATGCTCGTCCTAGTAGTCGCGACCCTGTGTCTCGTGTCCACTCCCGCAACCTGCATCGAGCGAACCGTCACGGATCAAGCCTCCCTCGCAAGCTGTACCGGCGCGTTTGCGCAGCAAGCCTTGTCGGGTTGGATGGAGCAGGAGGGCTACACCGCGCGCGGGTATCGCCTCGCGAAGTGGGGTTGCGTCGTGGGCGGACGGAGGACGGGGATATGACCGGCGAAAAGGGTGAGCGGTGTTCCGCTGAGAGCGAAAGTGCCGCGCGGTGGTACATCGAGTTTTTCTCGGCACCGCTACTCGCGCTCGTCCTCACCCCATTCATCGTGGTCTTTATTCTGTGGAGCGTGAAGCCATGAACGACAAGTCCGCTGAGAACGCTGAACTGCATTTGGAATGGCGTGTCGGGGCGCCGACAAAGCCGTGGTCTGAAGAATGGTTCATCGCCGAAACCATCTGGGGCGATCGTGTCGTGCTGCGGTCGCTCCCCGAGGAATGGACTTACGACTTCAAGACCGCCGACGACACCTACATCAAGCACGACAAGATCAAGCGCTGGATGCAGTTTCCAGATAGCGAATTCATCGCGCCGGATGTCGTAACCGCTCCTGCCCAAGCAGTCGGGTTGAGCGCGATCGTGAAAGATTGCCGGGAAGCCGCTAAGATATATCGCGAGCGGCGTGATCATCGCGGCCTCAAGCATGGTGATGATGTTGCCGCAATCTACGAGAGGATCGCGGATAGCATCGAACGCGCCGCCCAGCCGCCGGCCGGGCCGGTCGAGACGACCTCGCACAACCTCGCGACTGGCGAGCGCGACAACGAAGAGACGGACTCGACGTACTTTCACTCTGCCGGCAATGCCGGACTACGCGCCGCACTTCAAGACATCGTCACGGTCATCCCGCCGAACCAGGGCGGCACGCAAGGGGCAATCCGCAGGACGGCCGTCGCGGCTCTAGAAACGTTCCCGCTCGTCGTCGGTGAACCGCAGGGAGCGAGCGCGACATCCGCCGCCCTCATTCGCGTGATCGACTTGCTTGAAGATATAGAAGGCGAAGTTTGCCTTTCAAATGAGCTACATCGACGAGCGTGTGCAGTTCGCGGTATTCCCACGTCCACACTCTCGCGCCCGGAGTCCAAGTGATGATTTTCACTCAGCAATACGTCGGCGACATGTGCGAATCCATCGACTCCATGAAGATCACGGCGAAGCAAAAGGAGTTCGCGCGGGCTGTGATGCGCGCGGCTATCGACTACGCGAACGCCAAAAACCATATGCACGCATCGCCGGAAGCAAGAGCACTGGCATTGGCTTCGCATCAGGGAAACTGCAAATGAGCGAACTGAAGAACGCCGTCATTAAGTCAGCCCGCATCACGAGCGACGACCACGGCTTGCTCTCGGCGTGGCTGGATCTGGACTATGGCGGCACGGGACAGGGATTCGGCGGCTACAGCTTGTATCTCCCGAAGTCGTACAGCCACCACGAGTCGGGCGGGCCGAACTATGCCGGTCATTTCATCTGGCGCGTAATGGAGGTTGCCGGCGTCGAGAGCTGGGACAGGCTGCCCGGCAAGACGATCCGCGTTCGCTCAGATCATTGCTGCGTCGGCGCGATCGGCCACATCGTCAAGGACGATTGGTTTGATCCCGGCAAGGACTTCGAGGCAATGCGCGCCACCCGCATCACAGGTGATGTGTCCGCACCTGTGACCACGGAGGCGAAGCGATGAGCGAATCCGCTCTTGTCGAAGTTGTGAAGCGCATCCTTGCTGGTGGGTATGACCCCGTTGCGGCTATTGTAGAGGACGAAACCGACCGTGGGTTTAAAGTGGTCCGCCCCGGCGATGCGCCCTGGTTTCCCGTCGCTGACTGGCGACCTGCCTCTGTTGCATCGATCGACAGGGATACCGTCCGCCTAGTGCTCATACACAGCCACGAAAGCGGCAAGGGCGCCATGACAAGAATGCTGGCAGCCATCAACGCCGCGGGCTTGGCGCCGACTGTTCTTGAGCCGACGCCGCAACTCGCTGATGCTCTGAGGCGTCGGGGCTGGCGCTCGCGAGATGTCAGATTGCCGCTTGACCGCGAAACGATCTGGTCCCCACCAGCCAGTGATGTGGGAGGAGTCGCTAAGTGACCTTTCAGCATCACAATTGGAGCGGCTGGCCCGGCGCCTGGTGCCTTGACTGCGGCTGCGAAGATCCTCGCGAGGCGGCGATTGCCGAGGGCAACTTCACTGAGGACGAACAGGGCTGGCCCATCGTCAACGTTACGCGCGAGCAGATGGAATGCAAGGAGCCTGGCAGCGGTCGGTTTGATCCGTACAAGGATCGCGCATCCTCTGTCCCTTCAGAACAGAGCAAGTGACATGCGTTTTATCAAGCAGACCCGTTCCATCTTGCTCGCCTTCCGCGCCTGGTGTGGCGCCAAAACGCGGAGCGGGCACGCATGTTCCAATCTGCTCGAAATGACCGAGAATTACAGCAAGAGCACCAATCCAGTTCAACGCGAGCAATTGCGACACAACATTGCTCGACAAAAAGAGCGCCTCACAGGGAAAGTGTAAAATGGATTTTGAGAAATTGGCAGCGATCTTTGAGCAACGAGCGGCACATGTTCGCCGATGGGCAGATCGGAAACACGAATACAAGATCGCCGACGAACTAGACGCCCTGGCGAGCGACATTCGCATCGAAATTGCCAAATCGGAATCGGATCAATGACCATCCACACCGATCCGAACGCCGCGCATGCTGTCTACGCCCCCAGCTCGGCGCACCGCTGGACCGTCTGCACCGCCTCGGCGGAGGCTATAAGCCGGCTGCCGGAGCAGGAGTCCGGAGAAGCCGCAATAGCCGGAACCGAAGCCCACGAGGAACTGGAAAAAGTGCTCAAGGGAGGGTTGCCTGATTTTGACCATCCGGCCGCTTATGGCGTGGCGATATTTACGAATTTCGTGCAGCAGCTTCGCACGACTACCCCCGGTCAAGAATGGATCGAAGAGCGAGTCGCGCTAACTGATCAGATTTGGGGTCGTCTGGATTACGGACACTGGTACGCGACCGACGCAGTTGTGACGATTGCCGACAAAAAGAACGGCTTCGTCGATGTGCCAGTAGAGGAAAATGACCAGCTCCGAATTTATGGAGCGAGTCTGATACGCCAGCACAAATTGCCTGCGAAATGGCTCCGCTATGTGATCGTGCAGCCGAATTCCATCGTACCGGGACCACGCGTCAAACAATGGGTCGAGCCGGTCGAGGCTGTAATGCAGTTTGCCGAGCGCGCATCGGCGATCCCAGCGGGGTCGAAACGATTCGTCGCAGGCGAACATTGTCGATACTGTCCGCTTTTCGGCCGATGCGATGCAACGCGCGACGTTCTGAGACATCTTGCCGTTATGCTGCAACACACCACCGAAGACGTGTTGCCCGATCAGGTTGCGACTATGTGGGCGCTCAAACGTCCCATTGAAGATTGGTTCAAATCGCTTGAAAAATTAGCGACTAAGCGCGCGCTCGCGGGATCAATCGCACCAGGGACGAAGCTTGTTACCGCAAACACGCATCGCGCGTGGAAGGATAATGCGGCAGCGCGCGCCGCCGTTGTCGAACGTTTCGGTGTGGACGCACTTGATCCACCGACGCCAACGCAGGCGGAAAAGATGGGTCTGGACATCTCGGAACTAGCCGAGAAGCCGGAGGGGGCGCCCGTGCTCGCTTTCGCTTCGGACAAGCGTCCCGAATTCAAACGGCGTACAGCACAAGAGATGTTTGCGGGGGTTATCGGTGCCGCGTCGACCAAATAACCGTTCGACCCTGATCTACTGGTTGCTCGACATGAGACCCGAAACAATCGCAGCCGGGTGGCATTCGGGGCAACCATTCTACTGCGGTAAGACGGTTGAAGGTGCGCAGGTTCGCTTGGTCGGACATCGTGCGTGCGCAAAACGTTACCCGCAACGCGCGACGAGCCGGCGCGTTAACGAATGCGGCGAATATCTGCGACTCGAAATCATGGAGACGGTGCTGCCCGGTGGCGATTGGGTCGCACGCGAAAAGCATTGGATTTCAATTCTGCGGTTCTCGTTTCCCGGCGGCACCAATGTTGCAGATGGCGGCCAGGGTTGCGCCGGTATGATCATGAGCGAAGCCACGAAGCAAAAGATTGGTTCGGCTAATCGAGGTAGAAAGCCATCCGCGCAAACTGTGCAAGCCAGTCTTGCCGTAAGAGCAGGTAAGAAGTTGGCTCCCGATCATATTGCCAAAATTCGTGTGACGCTGACCGGCAAACCGAAGTCGGAGGCACATAAAACCGCAGCGAAAGCGGCTCTAGCAAAAGTCGACAGAGGACCAGCACTTAGAGCGGCTTGGGACCGACGTAGAGCACGTGAAGAGATAATGAAATGTCACGGTCCCGATGTTTTCAAAAAATGCGGCATCGAGCATCTGGCGTTCGGCAAGAGAACATTGCGTCGTCGTTCCGTGGCGGAATAAAGCGCCGCACCGCAGAATCATTGTTGACAATAAACAATCTAAGCGTATGTTTACCGCACTCAACGTTTAACCCCGGAGACCACGCAATGAATGCCCCCGTCGTCATCAAAAAGCGTAACGAACGAAGCGCGCCGCAGAACAGCCCGAGCGAAGTCCGCCAGGCGTATCCCTATTTCCACGAGAAGCGCACCAAGAACGCCGCCGGAATCCTTTTCACGAGGAAGGACGGCACGCCGAACCCGCGTTACAGCGGCACGTTCATGTTCCCGAAGCTGTCGAACGATCCGCATCAGTGCGCCAACTACCTGTTCCTGTGGGGTATCGCGTGCGAAGCGGCGCGCAAGATGTGGCCGCAGAGCGTCGACGCCGCCGGCCAGTGGGCTTGGCCTCCGGGCGCTCAGTTCGACGTTAAGGATGGCGACGTTCCGTTCCAGTCGAAGCCGAAGCCCGGTCAGCCGCTGCCGGATCCCGTCGAGGTCGCCAAAAAGAACGAATGGCGTCGCGGCTACTGGATCGTCGAAGCCGAGAATTTCCTGCCGGATACCAAAATCGCGGTCGCCAAGGTCGTCGGTGGTCAGGTCGTCGATATCGTCGCAAAGTCGATCAACGGAGTCGAGCAGTACAAGTCGGGCGATTGGGGTTACCCCTGCATCCACGCCTATGCCTACGAGAACGAGACTTTCGGCGTCAACTTCGGTTTCGACGGGTTCCTGTTCACTCGCGAAGGCGAGCGAATCGGCAACAACGCCGGCCCGAAATCGGCGGCTCAGATGTTCGGAAACGTGGCCGGGACGGTCGCGAATTCGAACATGCCAGGGCAGGGCGCGGCTCCGACGCTGCCGCCGACCGCTGCGCAAACGGTCATGCCGAATGGTGCCGTGATGGCACCGCCGGCTGCACCCGTAGCGCCGCCCCCGGCACCGCCTGCCGCTCCAGTCGCGGCCGCCGCGCCTCCGCCGCCGGCTCCCGCAATGACCATGCCGGCCGGCCTTCCGCCGCTACCCGGTGGGCTGCCTCCGATCCCGGGCCGCTAGTACGGGGTACCCGGAGAGGCGCGGCGGTGGGAGAGTGGGCCTCGGGTTTGCCTGCAGCCGCCGCGCCTAATTGTTTCAGTTACCAACGACCGCGATGTGGGCAAGCCCTCTCGCCCTGTGAGCCATCGCGGTCGTTGGTTTCATTTTCCGAGGAGTCCATCGTGGACATCGGCACCGCAATTGTTCTGATTTTCTGCACGCCGTTCGGGTGGGTCGGGCTGATCTGCTTGGCGATCGTGATCACTGCAATTCGCGGCTGAGGCATGCCAGGATATCGAGTCCTAGTTTGCGGCGGTCGCGACTTCACGGACGCCGAGTTGCTGTTCGGCGTGCTCGACCACTACCACCGCGCCGGCGCGTTCGAGTGCGTCATTCAGGGCTGCGCGCGCGGCGCTGACACGCTTGCCGGCGAATGGGCGGACAAGCGCAACGTTCCGGTGCTGCCGTTCCCGGCCGATTGGGATAGCCATCCGCGCGCCGCCGGGCCGATCCGGAATGCGCAGATGCTGCGAGACGGTCGGCCGCATTTCGTCGTGGCGTTTCCGGGAGGCGCCGGCACGGCGGATATGAAGCGCCAGGCGCGCGCCAAGGGCGTTCCGGTATTGGAGATTCCGGCCCGTGTATGAGCGTCCGCCACGCATCCCGGTCACGCTCGACGACCTGCAACGCGCCGTCGTCTACGACGAAGAAACCCTGATCAATTGCTTTACGATCGAAGTCGCGGCGCTGTTCGGCGACTGGTCGGCCACGTTCGAAATATCGGAGTATCGCGACGATCGGCAATTCATCCTGGCGTGGATCGAATATTGGCACGCGAACCGCATACCCATGGTGGGGTTCAACAACCTGGCGTTCGACTATCCCGTCTTGCATTTCTTCTGGCAAAATCCCGGCGCCAGTTACGCGGACATTTATGAGAAGGCGCAGGAGCAAATCCACGACCGGACCATGTTCAAGATGGTTTGGGAAAGCGAGCGCTTCGCGCCGCAGATCGATCTTTTGAAGCTCTGGCATTTCGACAACAAAGCCCGCATGACCAGCCTGAAGGCACTCGAGGTCAACATGCGTTCCGAGTTGGTCCTAGAGATGCCGCTGCCGTTCGATCAGCCGATCGCGGCGCCTGACATCGACCGCGTGCTGTTGCCCTACGGCCGCCACGACGTCAAAGAAACCAAGAAATTCGCCCTGATCTCGCTTGACCCGATCAAGTTTCGCATCGAATTGCAGGACATCCTCGACGGCGACGTGCTCAACTGGTCAGACTCCAAGATCGGTTCGAAGCTCCTCGAACAGCGGCTCGGCGACGATCTCTGTTACACCCGCGAGAACGGTTACCGCGAAGCCCGCAAGACCAGGCGCGAGCGGATCGCCCTATCCGATATCATCTTTCCGTTCGTCCGATTCTCGCATCCTGAATTTGCCCGCATCCTGACGTGGATGCGATCGCAGACCATCACCGAGGACGAAGTCACCGGCAAGCTTAAGACCAAGGGCGTGTTTTCGGACGTTCACGCGACCGTCGGCGGACTCGATTTCCATTTCGGCACGGGTGGCATTCACGCTTGCGTCGAGTCGCAGGTTGTCCGCGCCGACGCTGACACGATGATCCGCGACATCGACGTTGCGGGCCTGTATCCGGCAATTGCCATTGTGAACCGGCTCTATCCTGAACACCTCGGCGAGCGCTTTGTTTTCGAGTATTCGCAACTCCCCATCGAGCGCGCCAGATATCAAAAGGGCACGCCGCGCTCGAACGCGTTCAAGCTCGCTGCCAATGGCACCTATGGAAATTCGAACAACGAGCATTCGATTTTCTACGACCCGCGCTTCACCATGGCGATCACGATCAATGGCCAGTTGATGCTCTGCATGCTCGCGGAGTGGCTGCTATCGGTGCCGACGGTGCGGCTTCTGCAGGCAAACACGGACGGCATCACCTATACGATTGCCAGGGCGAACTTACCCGCGGCGCAGGAGATCGAACGCGCATGGGCGGCCTATACGCGCCTGGTGCTCGAGGACGTTGAGTATTCGACAATGTGGATCGGCGACGTCAACAACTACATCGCCAAGGCAGCGACCTCGGGCAAACTGAAGTTAAAAGGGCGGTTCTGGTATCCCAAGAACTTCCCCGACGACATCACCAACGCGAGCCCGCCCGCTTGGCACAAGGATTTTTCCGCGCTGATCGCGACCAAAGCCGCGGTGGAGCACATGACCACGGGCGCCGATATCGCGCGGGTCGTGCATGAGTGCGATGATCCGTTTCTATTTATGTGCCGCGCCAAATGCGATCGCTCGTCGCAACTGTGGATCGGTGACAAGCAAACGCAACGCATCCTGCGTTACTTTATTGCGACCGACGGCGCTCCGCTGCGCAAGGTGATGCCGCCGAAGGGACCGGCCGGGCACTACAAGCGCAAAAACAGTATCACGGACGCGGAATATTACGGCGTGCTGCAAACGCTGCCGTCGGAGACGCACGACCCGCGGATCCACACTGCGAACAAATCTCGTTATGAGACGCGGGAGCAGGGATTGCAGGCGGGATTTCTGGTGGCGGATTGTTGTCGCGCGTCGGACTTTTCGTGGGATAGAGTGAACTACAATTGGTACATCGATGCTGCTGAGAAGCTGGTGGTGAAATAATGCCCAAGCCTGACGAATTTGCGTACCAAAAAGCCATGGTCATTTGGCTCCGCGGCAATCCCGGTCGAGATGGCGTGCCCCGCGTAGCGCCCGCGCTCGCGCCTGGTGTCAAGTTCTGGCACACGCCGAACGGCGGCGAGCGGCGCGACGCGTTCGAAGGGAAGCGACTTAAGGAATTGGGCGTGTGGGCAGGTGTCCATGATCTTTTGTTCCTCCGGCCGACTCGGTTCACCGAGGGGACATTCGGACTCTTGTTCGGACAGGAATGGAAACGGCCCGACGCGAAGAAAATCCCGCTGCAAAAAAGGAGTCCTCTGCACCTCGAATTGCGGGCGCAGGCGATCGCGAATGGCTGGGCGCCGGCGCGGATCGTTGACGCGCTGAGTGATTCCCAGCTCGAGGCGCATCGCGACCTCATGGTGGCTGGCATGGCCGCAACCGTGGTCGTCGACAATCTCGACGAAGCGAAAACGTGGTGCCGCGCGCATTTTCTTGCGATTTGAATGTTGACAATAAACATACCGAGGCGTAACGTTTGATTAAGCAAACAACACGGAGCGAACATGCGGGTTTTGTTGGTCGAGGCGGATACGGCCGTAGCGCAGTCGATTGAACTGATACTGAAGTCGGAAGGCTTCAACGTCTACACGACCGACCTCGGCGAGGAAGGCGTAGAACTGGCCAAGCTCTACGACTACGACATCGCGATTTTCGGCGACGTCCGCGACATGGTTCCCGCCGATATGATGCGCGCGGTGCGCGTCGCCAAGACCAAAACACCCGTCCTCATCCTGTCCGGCATCAGCAACGTCGACAACGTTGTGCACGCGCTCGGTGTCGGCGCCGACGACTACATGACCAAGCCGTTCCACAAGGACGAATTGGTGGCGCGCATCCACGCGATCGTGCGGCGTTCGAAGGGTCATGCGCAGTCGGTCATCACCGTCGGAAATATCGCGGTGAACCTCGACACGCGGACGGTATCGGTCGCGGGGCAGCCGGCGAACCT